AATTTCTCTTTAATTGGTTTAAGTAACATATCAAATAAGATATCGTCATATTTTGTCGGGGTCATTTTCACGATTTTTTCTAAAGCGTAAATAACGACTAGTACATATTCCCAATTTGCTGCTATCCATTCACTCATTTTTAACTCCTATTAATTAGAATTGTAATATTGCGTAATCATATTGTAGTGTTAAGGTGATGTCTGCTGGCTCATTAGATTCGAAAGCCACCTCACCAAAATTTGCTGTTGCTACATAAGCACCCTTTAAAGTCCATTCTTCAACTACATCTCCGACTGGACCTAACATATTGAATGTAACATCTTTCTTATAAAAATCTGCATATCCATCTCTACCTGTTACGGATTCATGTCCTAAACGAACCCATTCCATAACTGCTTGTGCACCACTTGGAACAACTGGATCGTATAATGTTATATCAACTGGCTGCCAAGTTCCTTTACCTTTTAAATGTCTTTTGACATTGATATGGTCTAAAATCATTTCCTCAAACTGTATCTGAGGTCTTGCAGCTGCTTTGACTAAATAAGATGGTATACCCTCAATATACATAATAAACCGATTTTTTGTTTTCGGTTCAAACGGGGTAAAAAATATTTCATTAGTATCTAAAATGTCAGGCATTATTGTCTCCATTAAAAGCATTTTGTATCTTCTAATATAAATATCAAAAAATTAAAAAATAAGTAATATGTATATTATATACTTTTTATTAGTTTTATAGAAGTTTTATACAAAAAGAAAAACCCCAACCGAAGTCGGGGTTTTCATTATACGTCAGCGTTATTTATAAGTTAAACTTATTCAGGAAACGATGCACCTGTAGGTTGAACAACAAAATCCAACACAATGAACTCAGCAGTTCTTGTAGGTTGAATAAATATCTGTCCAACTAATCTGTTTCTATCCACAACATCTGGAGTATTGTTAGTTTCATCCATTACTACTTTAAATGCACTTAAACCACTATTGGATTGTACACTTTCAAGATAAGGATTAACAATATTCAAGAATCTGTTTCGTGTAGCTACTGTATTTTGTTCAAATACTAAGTATCTTGAAGATGATGCGATGAATTTCTTCATTGCTATCAATAACCTACGAACATTGATTCTATCTAATGCTGATGGTTTAGATTGTAATGTTTTTTGTCCGAAGACAACAACACCTTGACCTGGGAATGAAGCTATTGGATTAACTCTTTCTTCATAGAGATCGTCTCTTTCAGCGTGTGTTAATCTTGTTTTAGCTTCTAATACTGTAGTCAAACCACCACGATTCAAACCTGCTGGTGCGAACCATTCGTGTGCGACTTTATCAGTAAATGCAATTACTCCAGGTAATACAACTGATGGTGGGACCCAAACTGGTCTGTTTGTATCTCCATCAACTATCTTAACCCAGGGGTAATATGTTCCTGCATAATTAGTATCCAAAGCACTTACAGTATTTGTTGTAACAGCAATACTATCATCGTATGCTGCTGAATCCATAACATAGAAAGCGTCTGCTCTTGCTTCAATTTTCAATATTGCATGATTCGTTACTTTTGGATGTAATCTATGTATCACACCAGGTGTTACCAACAAGTTGATATCAAACTCATCAGGATTACTTATTGCATTAATTGCTCTTTTATAAGCTACTGAACCACTTGCTGTAGCACTTGAGATATCAAATCCCATAGTGTTTGTTGCACTTATGTCATTACCTGTAAGTTTTGGATTACCAGGATTATCACCATCAAATCCCCATTGGAAAGGAACTGTAAATTTCCTTTGTTGGATTGCTGACAATGCTAATGTAATATTCTCTGTAGCGTCTGAATATGTAGATGCTAATGTACTTGCATCAGCGTGACCTAACATATTTTCAATAGACATAGAGACATTACCCGTTGTAGCTGCTGTCTTATAAATTGGTGATAAGTATTCTGCATTGTCAGGACGTTTATCCATATCAAAGCAAAATCCGTAGAATATATTTGAATCAAAATCACCATTAGAATTTTCCTGTGTCCTAATGAAAGAAGCACTTGGTGCATTAGCTACTGGTATATTTACCGCGCCATGACCCATAGGAACAACTGTCGTTGGATGGTTTTCTAAATTCTTGTAATCACCAACACGAATATGTTTACTCATGTTTGGATAATCACCTTTATATGTTAACTTACCATTTGAATCAATTTCAACAAATCTATCACCAATTACTTTAGCGAAATAATTTGCTGCTTCTGGATCAAATGTCAAGTTGTCATATTGTTCTACTATTTGATTATCTTTTGTTTTATTTGGTGCATGATGTCGAACTTGTAATGAAAATGTTCCATAATCACTACCTGCTACAGCCGATGCTGCTTTTATATTCAAGACATTAACTTTATAACTCTTACTCATAATCGTTCCATGTGAACGAGTATAAACTCTGAATAAGTTATATCTTGCACCAGCTACCAACTGTGATTGTATGTAAGGTGTTCTAGCAACACTATAATCTTTGTTACCAGTCCACGAATCAGCATTACCATCCGTATCATATGTAGCTACACCTGAATTTAAATCAAGTGTACTTGTTGAACAACTAATTGCTGTCCAAGCACCTGAACCACTTGCGGATTGTATGCCTTTGAAGTTTTTGTAAAGATAGACTGGAACTGTAGTTCCCGCTCCATCATCTGCTATCTGAGGATCTGTACTAAGGACATCTCCAATATAATTTGCACTTGAAGTACTAAACGAAATAGTTTTTGTGTAAGTAGTAATACCACTTCCACTAACTGTTAACGTATATGCTGCAAATGTTCCACTACCCGTTGATGGTGTCAAATCAGCAGTTCCGTTTGTTCCACCACGTGATGGTGCTAAAACGGCAAATGTTGTATCACCCCATTCATTGGCGCCATTTGATGATAGTGTAATTATATCAGGTTTATATCCACCTAGTCCCAAAACCCTCACGACCGTTACCGAACCAGCGGAACGTAAATATTGTTGTACAGTATATGGTGTATAATAACGTCTGTCGAGACCACCAAACATTTCTTCATATTCCGAATAGTTATTCAGAATAGTAGGTGTAAAAGCTGGACCTTTAACGGTGGGACCTATAATTGCCGCACCAATGTCTGCTATACCCTGTGGAAGAAATGATAAGTCTTTCTCTTGTGTAAATACACCAGGACTTACGATTCTTTCAGCCATTGAGTTTCTCCTAAATGAGTTTTAATTTTATAAAGAAAATTAGTTATTTATAAGTATAAACAAAAATCCCCAAATACAACAATGTGGGGATTTTTCTTCGTTTTTTAAAGTTTTTTTTAACTATTTGGTGTAAATACACCAGTTTCAGGGTCTAAATTACCTGATCCATATTTGTCATTCAATTCTTTAGCAACTTCTCTCTCTTTTGCTTGAGTATCAGAATACTTCTTAGCATATTCTTCTTCAGATTTTGCTAATCCATCTATCTGTTGTTGAAGTGCGATTTTTTGAATTGCTACTTGACCAAATGCAGTTTGACATTCGAGATAGTCTTGTTGAATTTGTTTCAAAGACTCTAACTCTTCATCTGTAAACTTAATTTCTTTGGTTGAATCTTCTAATTTGTCAACCAATTTTGACTCTTCTGCCATAACATTTCCTCTTAATTTATGTTACTAATAAGTATTAATTACTTGTTCAAACATTCACAATTTTTTTCAATATGTTCAACTTTTTTGTGTAATTCTTTGATAGATTCTATCAATAATGGAACTATTAACTCATATTTAACAGCTTTATATCCATCACCTCTTTCAGTTACGATTTCAGGAAGAACTTTTTCTACTTCTTGTGCTATAACACCATAAGAATGTTCACCTGCAAATACTTCTTTGTTATCATTCCAATCAAACTCTACACCACGAAGTTCTGAAAGTTTCATTAATGGATCTCCAATTTTCACCACATTATCTTTCAATCTTTCGTCTGAAGAATAGAATGCCACAACGTCATTGTTAAAGTTTGCAAGTCCTGCTGCACTCATATCTAATGTAAGAGCTGTTATTTCAGAAGTAGAATCTTGTCCTTTAAATATTATGTCTTTATCGTCAACATCCGTAACAATTACGAAATCACTTGAAGCGTTCTTAAACGAAGCGATTGTAGTTCCACCTGATTTTATTACAGTATCATTACCACCAGCGTCTAATATAATATCTGCAGCTGCATCTACTGTTAGATTGTTTGCTGATATCACTAAGTCAGTTCCATCACCCTCAATCTTCTCACTAGCTCCACCGAAGACTATACCAACGTTATTTGGAATATGAACATCCGAAGTTGCTGTTAGATTGATTTTAGCACCTGAGTTTATGGTTAAATCTGTATCATCTGACTCAATCTTTTCACTTCCATTAGCGTCAAATACTAATCCAATATTCTGAGGTATGTAGACATCTGATTCTGCAGTAAGATTTATTTTTGCACCTGCTATTGTTAAATCAGTTCCATCACCTTCAATCTTTTCACCATCGTTTCCGAATGTAAGACCTACGTTAGCTGGTATATTAACATCCGTAGTTGCTGTTAAATTAATATCATTACCAGAATTAAAAGTAAAATCAGTACCATCAGATTCTATTTTTTCAGCTGAATCTGTAAAGTGTAAACCAACATTAGTTGGAATCACAACATCAGTTGTAGCACTTAAATTTAATAAACGACTTGATGCTATTGTTAAATCAGTTCCGTCTCCCTCTATCTTTTCACCATCATCACCGAAAGTCATTCCTATATTAGCAGGTATATTTATATCTCCACCAGAACCTACTGTAATTGTTAAATCGGTGTCATCGGATTCAATCTTTTCATGCGTTCCAAACATAATTCCTACGTTAGCTGGAACTTTAACGTCTGCAGTTCCTGTAAGATTAATATTGTTACCTGTTATAGTTAAATCAGTACCATCACCTTCAATCTTTTCACCATCATTACCGAAAGTCATTCCTATATTTGCTGGTATGTTAATATCACCACTTCCACCTACATTAATACTTAAATCAGTTCCATCACTTTCTATATATTCACCTGTTGCGTTTCCACTATGGTCATTAAAGGATAATCTATTTGCTACAAATACATTTGCAAATGAACCTGTAGAAGTAGATGAACCACTTACAAGTGCGGAATTAATTTTAATCTTATTAGCACTAATAGTTAAATCAGTACCATCACCTTCGATTTTTTCACCATCGTCTCCAAATGTTATACCAACGTTTGATGGTATGTTTACATCACCTGTAGCCGTTAAGTTAATGTCAGCGCCTGAGTTAACAGTTAGATCAGTATCGTTTGATTCAATCTTCTCACTTGCGTTGTCATCAAAAACTATACCTACGTTTTTAGGTATGTGAACGTCTGAGGTAGCGCTTAGATTTAATTTTGCACTTGATGCTATTGTTAAGTCCGTACCATCACCTTCAATCTTTTCACCATCATCACCAAAAGTTAAACCAACTCCTGATGGTATGTTAACGTCTGTAGTTGCTGTTAGGTTGATATCATTACCAGAATTAAAAGTAAAGTCTGTTCCGTCTGATTCTATTTTTTCATTTGCATCTGTAAAGTGTAAACCGACATTAGTTGGTATAATAACATCAGCAACTGCTGTAAGTTTAACATTATTACCTGCTATTGTTAAATCAGTTCCATCACCTTCGATTTTTTCTCCGTCATCTCCAAAAGTTAAACCAATATTAGCTGGAATATTAATATCACCACCACTACCGACACTAAAACTTAAATCTGTATCGTCTGATTCAATCTTTTCATGCGTACCGAACATTAAACCTTTATTAGCAGGAATCTTAACATCCGCAGTAGGACTTAAATTAATAATATTACCTGTTACAGTAAGGTCAGTTCCATCACCTTCAATTTTTTCTCCGTCATCACCGAAAGTAAGACCAATATTAGCTGGGATATTTACATCTCCTGTAGCATCTAAGGTTAAGTCTCCACCTGTATCAATTGTTAATGCGCCACTTGCATCAATTTCAGCAGCGTCTAATGTAATCGTATCTACTGTAAGTTTAGGTGCTTCTAAGAATACACTTGAAGATATTGCAGTTCCAGCGTGTCTATATCTTAAAAATGCCACACTACCACTTACACCCCAATCAATACCACCATTGTGCATTAGTGCGGATGTAGCTGAACCACTACCAACCGTTATTGTGTGGTCAGCGACTTGTAGACTTCCAACTTGTGCTTCAAGTCTATTACCTGTAACAGTCAAGTCTCCTGGAATTGTTACATTACCATCGTTAAGAGTAACAGTTTCAATTACTGTATTTCCACCTGAAGATAGTGTTAGAACACCACTTGAAGCGATAGTCATATCTGTACCATCACCTTCTATTTTTTCTCCGTCATCACCGAAAGTCATTCCTACGTTTGCAGGAACATTAATATCTGTCGTAGCCGTAAGATTAATATCTGCGCCAGAATTGATAGTTAAATCTGTATCATTACTTTCTATTTTTTCACTTGCATTATCATCAAATACTATACCAACATTCTTTGGAACATGAACATCAGAAGTAGCAGTCAAGTTTAACTTAGCACTTGAAGCTATAGTAAGGTCTGTTCCATCTCCTTCAATTTTTTCTCCGTCATCTCCAAAAGTCATTCCTATATTTGCACCAACATTAATATCTCCACCAGAACCCACCGTAATCGTCAAGTCTGTATCATCACTTTCTATTTTTTCATGTGTTCCAAACATAACACCCTTGTTAACAGGAACTTTAACATCTGCAGTTGGTGAAAGAACGATATTGTTACCAGTTATGGTTAAGTCTGTACCATCACCCTCAATCTTTTCAGCATCATCACCAAAGGTTAAACCTACATTTGCTGGTATATTGATATCTGTAGTAGCAGTTAGATGTAAATCATTACTTGAAGCTATTGTTAAATCTGTTCCATTACCCTCAATTTTCTCACCATCATCTCCGAAAGTCATTCCGATATTAGCTGGTACATTGATATCAGCGCTTGATACAAAGTTTAAATCTGTTCCATCACCGTAAATATATTCACCACCTGAATCAAAGAAATATATTCTATCTCTAACTAATCCATGCATAAATGAACCTGTACCTGAACCACTAACATTACCAAGAACTTCTAATTCTGCTCCTGGTTGTTTTGTACCTATACCTAAAGCGTCATTAATAATACCATAAGCAAATGATCCAGTTGAAGCTGATGAACCACTAATTGCTGTAGCAGATATATTAGCTATGTGGGCTGTGTCATCAAAAACAGTTATATCACCACCATCAACATTAATCGCTAAATCAGTTCCTACGTCTAAAGTTAATGCTGCGCTAGACGCTACAGTTAAATCAGTTCCATCACCTTCAATTTTTTCACCATCATCACCAAAAGTTAAACCGATGTTAGCAGGTATATTGATATCACCTCCAGAACCTACTGTTATAGTTAAATCTGTATCATCACTTTCTATTTTTTCGTGTGTTCCAAGCATAATTCCTACATTAGCTGGAACTTTAACGTCTGCAGTTCCTGTAAGATTTATATTATTACCAGTTATTGTAAGGTCAGTTCCGTCGCCCTCTATCTTTTCTCCGTCATCTCCAAAAGTTAAACCAATATTAGCTGGGATATTTATATCACCGCCACCACCTACAGTTATACTTAAATCAGTTCCATCAGACTCAATTTTTTCAGCAGTAGCAAAAGTAATTCCTTTATTAACAGGAATATTTACATCTGCTGTTGGCGTTAAGTTGATATTATTACCTGTTATAGTTAAATCTGTTCCGTCTCCTTCAATTTTTTCTGCATCGTCTCCAAAAGTTAAACCAATATTAGCAGGTATGTTAATATCACCACCTGAACCAACACTAACTGAAATATCTGTACCATCCGATTCTATCTTTTCATCTCCAGAACCATCAAGAACTAAACCTGTATTTGCTGCTAGTACTACATCAGCGGTTGCTGTAAGTTTGATATTATTACCTGTAACTGTAAGGTCTGTTCCATCTCCTTCAATCTTCTCAGCGTCATCTCCAAAAGTAAGACCGACATCTGCTGGTATATTAATATCTGTTGCTGCTGTAAGGTTTAAATCTCTTCCAGAAGTAATGGTTAAATCTGTTCCATCACCACTAATGTATTCACCACCAGCATCTGAAAAATATTCTCTGTTTTCAATAATGGTATTTTTGAAAGATCCTGTTCCATCTAAGTGGATATTTCTCCAAGAAGCTGCTGAACTACCAATATCTCTTGTTCCATCAGCATCTGGTATAAGATTTGATGCCAAATCTGCTGTTATAACTACAGTATCACTATCTGAATCACCAAGTGTTGTTGTTCCACCTGCGATAGTAAGTGTACCATCCATTTCTGCATTTCCTGCTAATTCTAATCTACCGAAAGAACCAGTAGATGTAGCAGATGAGGAAATATTACCTTTAGCAGTTATATTATTCCATCTTTGTGAATCACTACCTAAATTGAAAACATCAGTTGTATGTGGGACCATACTTGCACTTGCACTAACTGCACCTAAAGAGGCGCTCATAGTTAAGATTATTTCAGTAGCGCTTTCTACTCCCATACCTTTGGGATTATGTAATTCTGTTGTCGCTAGACTTGAGTGTACTTTAGCCATTCGTTGTTCCTATATTAAATAAATATCATTGTTAAATCTTTTTTATAATGCTTCATAAATTAACACATCTCCTGTAGAGTCTGTTATTGTTTCAAAATTTAAAAGACTTGTAGTTTCTTCTGTTACTACCATTTTTTCTAATGCACCAAAACTAACTAATGAAGATGCACCCTCTTTTATAGCTCCTGTAGAAGTAGTTGAACCTGAAATAACTAAATCACCAACAATTTCGGTGTTTCCTGTTATTCGTTTGTATCCAAGAAAACTAATATCACCCATTAGGTTATCTCCAGTATACTTGCAAATACTTCAAGATCATCATTAGCTGATGCTTGTGTTTCTAATTTATCCCCCGCTCCCAAATTAATTGGTTTTTCTATAATAAGGGTAGAATCTGCAGGAACATTTACTGTCTTCATTATATGTCGTCTTGTTTGAAAATTAGCACTACCACTAACTGTAACATTTATTGTAGCGTCATCCGTTCCATCAACATTACTTACATAAATTGCGTGAATAACACCAGTTGTAGCTGATGGACAGGTGTACATTGTAGTTATACTTGTATTAGAACCTGTTGCTGCATTTTTAAAGGTATTTGCCATTATTTGTTCCTATTTTTACACTTTTCTTCTACTATAAATATCGAATTTTTCAAAATTAACCTCCAAATACTATAGCCATAGCTGTTGCATGGTCAATTACTGAAGTATTATTTTCATAAACTCTTCCACTTGCATTTATATCTCCAGCAGTTTGAACTCTACCAAACGATCCTGTTACTGTAGATGAACCGCTAACATTCCCTGTTGTAGTTACAGTTGTAAATGTTGCAGCTGCTGCTGAACTAGCACCAATAGTAGTTCCATCAATTGCTCCTGCTCCAATATCTACGGTAGAAAGTGTAGAAGTTCCTGTAGCAGTAATTGCATCTATATAACCAGTATCAATATGAGCTTCTGCGAATTGTAATGCAGAAGTTCCTAAATCTCTAGCACTATCTGTAGATGGTACTATATCAGAGTCAAATCGACCTGTTACTGTAATTGTATCACTTGTTGCATCTCCTAAATCAACATCTCCAGTCGCTGAAAGTGTTGTAACTGTTGCGGCTGCGGCTGATTCTCCACCGATAACTGTTCCATCAATCTCACCAGCGTTGATATAAGCCGTAACAGGATCACCATCAGTTCCTAATTGATCTATGTAACCTATTCCATTTATATATAAATCTTTCCATTGTTTTGCTGAACTACCTAAATCATAAGTATTATCTGCATTTGGTATCAAATTAGAAGTTAAATCTGCAGATATAGATATTGAATCTGAATCTGCATCTCCAAGAGTCATATTACCACCTATAGTAATATTACCTGTAAGATTTGTATTACCACCAACTTCTAATCTACCAAACGATCCTGTAGATACCGAAGAACCGCTAACTTTTGAACTAACATGAACATATGAAAATGAGCCTGTTGCAATTGATGAACCACTAATAGCTTGAGTAGCAGTCATCTGTGCAATATCAACTGCACCTGCTTCAAATGTTATTACATCATCTGCTGAAGCCCTAACTGAAGTATCATCGTCAGCATCTAAATCTATTCTTCCTGTTCCACCTACTGAAATACTACCTTGTCCATTTAAATCAATAGCATCTACAAATAATTCTCTAAATGCTGTTCCACTTACACCCAAATCAATAGCGCTATCACTACCTGGTTTTACATTTGCACCACCTGGAGTTAAAGTTATATCTGCTGCTGCAGTTAGAACCATATCTGTATCTACATCGATGTGGTCATTTGCTCCATCTATTTCTAACTTATCTACTCTTGTGCTTCCACCTGTTATTGTTACTAAGTTTGATGAATGTGTTAATGTTACATCTCCATTATCTAAGTTAATAACTCCATATCTGTATCTACATCGATGTGGTCATTTGCTCCATCTATTTCTAACTTATCTACTCTTGTACTTCCACCTGTTATTGTTACTAAGTTTGATGAATGTGTTAATGTTACATCTCCATTATCTAAGTTAATAACTCCACCACTACCTAAGTGTAAGTCATTCCATCCTTTACTTGAACTACCTAAATCATAAGTTGCATCTGCATCAGGTATAATATTTGATTTTATCTCACCACCAAGAACGATATCATCACCAGCCGCATCTCCTATATTGATACTACCACCAAGTGTTATATCACCAGTTATATTTGCATTTCCTGTTAATTCTAATCTTCCAAAAGAACCTGTAGATACTGTAGAACCACTCACATTACCTGTAGTTATTATTGAATCAATATAAGCGTCTTTAAAGTATTGGCTTGAATTACCTAAATCAACATCACTATCTGAAGTAGGGCTTAGTACTCCATCTTCAAGGTCAAGTTGTCTCTGATTACCAGCATAGAAGTGAATTTCGTTTGGTGTACCAAAGTCTATCCTTGTTTCATTATCTTCACCAATTTTAATATCAGTTGCAAATAACGAAGTAATTGTTGTTTGTGCAGCATCAAGAACAAAATCTAATGTGTTATCACCATCTTGATAAGTAACACTAATACCTGTTTCAGTATTACTTCCAACCATAGCTCCTACAGTATCAGAAATTGTTTCGGATAATGTTGTTCCATTTATTGTTAATGCATCGGTCTCTAAAGTACCATCTATATCGGCATCACCTAAAATTTCTAATCTACCAAACGAACCAGTTGATACTGAAGAACCACTAACTTTTGAAGTAACATTTACATATGCAAATGAACCTGTAGATACTGAAGAACCACTAATTGCTGTAGCAGATATGTCAGCGACATGCGCTCCGTCATCAGTTATCTTTATATCACCACCATCTACATCTATTTCTAAATCAGTTGCTACATCTAATTTTAATTTATCACTTGATGCGATTGTAAGATGAGTACCATCACCCTCTATTTTCTCACCATCATCACCAAAAGTTAAGCCGATATCAGCTGGTATATTAATGTCTCCACCAGTACCTACTGTTATACTTAAATCAGTTCCATCAGATTCAAGTTTTTCACCCGTAGCGAATGTTAATCCAACACCTGATGGAATGTTAACATCTGCAACTGCAGTTAAATTAATATTATTACCAGAAATTGTAAGGTCTGTTCCGTCTCCTTCAATTTTCTCGCCATCGTCTCCGAATGTTAATCCTATATCAGCTGGTATGTTTATATCACCACCACTTCCAACTGTTATACTTAAATCTGTATCATCACTTTCTATTTTTTCATGAGTACCAAACATCAAACCAACATTTACTGGTATTTTTACATCCGTAGTTGCTGTTAAATTCAATAAATTACTTGAAGCTATTGTTAAATCAGTACCATCACCCTCTATTTTCTCACCATCGTCTCCAAAAGTAAGACCAATATTAGCTGGTATGTTTACATCACCTGTAGCAGATAAAGTTAAATCACCACCTGTATCTATATCTAATGCGCCAGTTGCATCTATCTCAGCGGCATCTATAGTGATTGTATCTACAGTAAGTTTTGGTGCTTCCAAAAATGCACTGGATGAAATTGCTGTTCCAGCGTGTCTGTATCGTAAGAATGCTACACTTCCACTAACACCCCAATCTAAACCAGCGTTTTGCATAAGAGCTGAACTATTAGAACCACTTCCAACTGTAATCGTATGGTCAGCTACTTGTAAACTACCAACTTGAGCTTCAATTCTATTACCCGTTACAGTCAAATCTCCAGGTATTGTTACATCTCCGTTATTAAATGTAACTGTTTCAACTAATGTATTTCCAGCTGAAGATAATGTTAAAGCCCCACTCGATGCTATAGTTAAATCAGTTCCGTCTCCCTCTATCTTTTCACCATCATCTCCAAAAGTAAGACCTACGTTAGCAGGAATATTAATATCTGTTGTAGCAGTTAAGTTTAAATCGTTACTCGAAGCTACTGTTAGGTCTGTACCATCTCCCTCTATCTTTTCACCATCGTCTCCTAAAGTAATTCCGATATCAGCGGGTATGTTAATGTCTCCACCCGATCCAACTGTAATTGATAAGTCAGTACCATCAGATTCAAGTTTTTCACCTGTAGCAAATGTAAGTCCTACACCTGATGGGATATTAACATCAGCTACTGCAGTAAGATTAATGTTATTACCACTTATAGTTAAATCAGTACCATCACCCTCTATTTTCTCTCCGTCATCACCGAAAGTCATTCCTATATTAGCAGGTATATTTATATCTCCATTAGAACCAACATTGATACTTAAATCTGTTCCATCACTTTCTATGTATTCACCACTATCTTGGTGATCTTTAAATACTAATCTATCCCCTACAAAAACTTGACCAAATGAACCAGTTGCAGTAGAAGAACCACTTACTATAGAAATAGCAGAAATATGAGCAAATGAACCTGTAGATACAGAAGAACCACTTACTTTTGCATTATCAATTACAAATGCACCATTATCTCCTACTATTCTTGCAAATGAACCAGTTGAAGTAGATGAACCACTAATTCCACCACCGGCAACTGTTACTGAACTTGAACTTAATTCACCTCTCCAAGAACCACTTATCATTGACATAGCAGATGAACCGAAAGTTGTAATGTCAGATTCACCTGTAAAAGTTACATTAGAAGCAGTAAGAGGACCTTGTATCTCTAAACCAGTTTTTAAAGTTTGTCCAACATATTGATATACCGTCATATATAGGTATTGTGAATCAGTTGGATCTACAGCAGAACTCTTAAATTGAAGAACACCTGTTTTATAATCAAATTGATAATCGTTAGTTGAAACTATATCATCTCCATCTAATGAAGATGTGTTTGTTGAAGTTGATTTATATACAGCTGCTAAATATCCAGGAGTTGAATCTGCAGTTGTAGAAGTTGCCAATGATGCTACTGCATATTTTGGTGATATAAAATTAGTTTGTTGATTAGCATTTATTAACTGAGCACCAATACCGTCATTACTTCCCGTTGGATTTAAAAAGAACCAAACTTCATTATTAGTATTTGATTTTGTTAATTTATGTCTATACCAATATTTAGTTACAGTTTGACCCTCTTTGGTAAATTCTGCCATTCTTTGTGAACTACCACTATGTGGTAAACTTGAAGATGGAATTAGATGTGCTCTGGTGTATATCTCCTCACTTCTTAAATCGTCTGGTGTATATCTCCTCACTTCTTAAATCGAGGACATTCGTAAATGACTCTTGAGCTGCTGTAAGAGTATTATGAGTATACCGTCTTGACGCTAATAGTCTATTCGATTTTGATCCTGAGTCTATTTGTCCCATTTCATTCCTTAACTAAAAGTTAATGTGATATCATCTATTGGTGTTGGATCACCCTTATATCTAACTATCACATATAGTTCATTATCATTACTATCTAAATACATTCCATCTGCATTTCTTATTGGAACTGTATATGTTCCACTTGAAATACTACCACCACTATTTCCATACAAACTAATTGCTGTACTAAATGGATTTTTAAAATTATCTGCTGATATATCTGCTTCAATCAAGTTACTTGTGGTTTTTACTGGATCGTATATCCTTGCCGTTCCTAAAGAACTATTATTACCACTTCCTTTTCCTGAACTCTCAAATAGTAATGCACATGCCACACCATTACTTGTAGAATTCCAAGCCACTAATGTCGTATTGTTAAGATTCACAGTCATACTTGACTTTGTTCCACTATCAGTTCGGAATCTTCGTATATAGTATTTATATGTTCCACTACCATAACTTGATGGATACCAATATCTATAACTACCACCTGGATCTACCAAAAATCCTGGCTTTACTTGTAAATCATAATTACCTAACAATGGTGATGATCTACTCACATTATAACTTGTAGTAAAAGCAGTTCCATCAAACTCCTGAACATTATCTGCTAATGCTATTCTAAAATCTTCTCCAGTAAATAATTCTGTTGTTCCTGTTAAACTTCCACCATCATACCCTTGTGTTCTCTGATAAACTCCTAAAGAACCACTTGAAGCTGGTTGACCAAAAGTACTTGCAGAATGATAGAAAAATGTTTCTGTTTGTAAAGTAGAACGACTTGAAGCTCTATTTCTTCCTCGTACACCAACTGTAAATGTTGAATCAGTAAAAGTTGAAGATTGTTGTATATTATCGTCTGAAGCTCCACTCAAGGTATATGTAGCATTAAATCTTACAACATCAGTTCTTGTTGGAACTACACTTGTTGCTCTAACTGAACCACTATCTGAAGCAAATACTGCATTTGCTGTTGATATAGTTCCACCACTTGTAGAAACATCATCTATACCTGAACCTGCTACTGAACCAACACCGACTGAACCTATACTATCATCTACTAATGTTGTTGATGCTGCATACATTGGATGAAATAATCCACGAACCGAAGCACTTACGTGATATGTAGCTCCAACCAAATAAGGTGCACCACTTAAACTTCTACTTGTTGCAGTTAAGTAACTTTGTGTTACTTGTGCTATGGATAAACTATTAGTTCCTATATCTGTACTTATCTGATCAATTGGTGCCCAGAAATGTGTTTTTGTTGTTCCATTTACAAATTGATAATTTCCTGAACCACTTGCTATAGCAACTTTTAAATCATGGAATCTATAATAACCACTTGAGGATACACTTGTAAATAATCCTTTAGTTGCATGATATTTTCTTGATAGAGAACCACTCATTTGACTTGTTCCACCTATATCAGCAAACTTACCATCTTGATATGCCGCAGGTATAACTGCTGGAACATTAGTTGCTATCTTTGTTAATGTTATTCCACTTGTAGTACTGAATGAACTGTTTGTTAAATCTAATCTTGATTGTGTAGTGTATGTGTTAGATGCTGCTGTTGGTGTGGATACACTTCCTGTATCACTAAATGATTGTGTTGCAGAAACTCTAACTTTAAATGCATTTGCTCCACCACTTGATAATCCACCCATACCAAATAACTCTGTATCTACAGAAGAACTTACAGAAGTAGAACCACCACTATTTGAATCAAAATCTATATAATATGTTCCACCATTATCGTGATAAGAAGTAATACCACTAAAAATTGTTCCACCCTCATTTACAAAATCTTTTGTATAAAGATATTTCATAGTTGCATTTGTACTATCATAACTTTGTGGTAAATAACCATCTACACTATCAGTTCCACCTAAATTTGTTTCATTTGTATCTACACTTGCAAATGTTTTTGTATTTGGTGAAGCGTCTGCAACATCTAAGGAATGACTTATCACTCCTGACATAAATCTTAAAATTTCACTTACATTAGTAGTGTTATCAAAATTGTTAAAGTAACTTCCCTCTAAATTACTACCCCAGGGATTAGAAGTTGGATATCCATTTGTAATATTATTTGTAAAAATTGCTGTAGAACTTGAATATGTACCCTCTGAATTAATTCTTATAGTACCTGATACATGATTTGAACCTGTAAGATATACACTACCACTTAAAATTTGATCACCTATAAAAGTATTAGAACCTGTAGTAGCGTAACTACCACTAAATTGTTGTAATGTATCTAATCTTGCTTGGTTGTTTGTAGTTGTTGTAGCGAAAGATGCACTAGCTGCAGAAAATGAACCTGTAATATTAGCTTGAGCAGTAGTTCCAAATGTTATACCCTCTAAATAACCAAATGAACCTGTAGAAGAAACTGAAGCACTTATATTGTTACTGGCAGTTACATCCCCAATGAATGTGTGGGATGAACCTGAAAAGGTATATGAACCTGTAATCTTGGTATTTAATTGTTTGCTTGATAGCTTAGCCATTGTCTTTTACCATTCTAAGTGTCTGTCTTTGTTCTGTTTTCTTTTGTTCCCACCAATTAGTGATAGATTTAGAAATATTCTTTCTATGTTGGATTGTTTTTGGTTGTTTCATTTTCTCAATGGTATCAACTGTAAGTTTTCTATCCATTTGAGCACAAGATTTACAAACACTATTATTTCCAACCGCTCTATCAAAGGCATCTTTTCTTGTATAGGTTATCATCCTAGTACAATCGGGACATCTTCTATTTTTTCTATTTGGCCAACTTCTTTTTCTCATACTAATAAATATCAAACAATGGTAAAAGAAATGTGGTTATGAGTCAAATTTTCCCCATGCTAAAATTTCATCACTAGCTTCTAAAACGTAACCTATACTATCAGTATCTACTAAAACTTGGAACAAACTACCACTCTGTTTTATTGTAATAGCGTCATGTTCCATATATTGACCATTTAAGAAAAATATAAAATCATTTTCTGATGTTGCTGTAAATCCACTTGGTGCAGATGCTGAAAGTGCGTTAAAACTTCCTGTCTTATATCCTGAGAAATCTCCAAAAGTAGCTGAACCAGTATATGATACCGCTTTCTTTACAAATTGTTTTCTTAGATAATTATCTCTTCCATCTACATAAGTTTTGGATGTAGCAGCACCATTTGCTGATGGTGTACTTGGTAATCCTAATGGTTCACCATCACCACTAAAAGTTAGATTAGCTGCACTTGCCATTGTGGAAGTTGCTAATCCTGTAATTGTTTTGTTTGTTAATGTATCTGTAGTAGAAACACCAACTATATTGATATTACTACCAGCGGCATTATCAATAGCCCACCTTGTTTCAGAATGGTCAAATATTAATTGTGCATTAGTTCCACCACTTCTACCGACTCTTATTCCTGAATCTTGAGAACCTAAAGCAGTTGAACCTGTAAAATTTAAATCAATAATTGGATCTTCTACTGTCATTGTAGCAGTATTTTGAATAGAAGACGAACCCTCAACAATCAAATCACCATGTATTTTTACCGAACCACTCATATAACCAAGTGGGAATGAAAGTGCTAAAGTACTTCCTAAACTGCTAGTTGCATATAACCCACCCTGTATAGCTATATAACTTGCTGAAATATTCCCTTGCGCTAAGTCAAGTGAACCCGTACCAACATTTTCTGCAGCAAATGGTGCTTGTGTCCACTCATATAAACCACTTGATTGTGTTACTGCTGTGGATTGTAATACCTCTGAAGCCCTTTGTGCTGGTTTTGATTGTCGTTCTAAATCAATATATGCCATTATGTTCTTCCTAACTGATAGTGAATTTCAACATCATCACTACTATTTAAATCTATACCAAAAAGTTTACTGTTTTGTGCGTATTTTTTATATAATCTTACTTGTCTATAATTATCAACTAAGTTAAAGTCTGCTTCAAAAGTCTCAGTATTTCCATTTGGACTTTCCTCATAAGATATACCATTAATAAACATATGAATATCTGCAATTTTATCAGTAGAGGCTAACCCTAAATCTAATTGATAATATGTGGACTCTTCTGAAAAATTGCTTAATTTGTAATTCTTTCTTTTTATGTTATATCTAACATTACCATCACCTAATCCTATAACATCTGCATTTTTTGTAGCATAACCTTTTTTATTTGCCATCTGAAAAGGAACTCTATTACTATTAGTATCTTTAAACTCCATTACGTCAGCGTTAAACTTTGACTCACTTACTGGAGCCATAAACTTTCGGTTTGAACCTTTATATCCTTGTAAAAATTCTCTCATTATGGACTCATTGTTTTTTGATAAACTATATTTAACTTATCGGTTGTTTTTAAATTATAACCAGGACTTAAATTAGAACTATTTCCTTTTACTGCTAAATGTGTCTTAGAATATGTAGAAGACCCTGTTATGAAAAAATCTGCAGGATCGTTACTATTTGTTTGATTATTATTGGATACTAAACTCATACCATTAGCTGCTACTTGTAAACTTCCTGTCAAAATTTCCATACTTGATGAATTAGAACCAAGTTGTAAATCATATAATTGTGTTGTTCCATCTTTTGATGAAGACTCTGAACCAGAAAGTATAAGTGTACTTTGCTGATAAAATAAGTTACCATATTCCATATTAATAACTGCTTTTGTATCTAAAGAACTTGTTGGTGATCCACTATTTCTCATAACAAACATCGTTTCACCACCATATATGTTTGTAAATTCTAAATCTTGTATTTCTTGACCTACTGCATATGTCTTACCTCTAATAAAATCAGTTGTACCTGCTAATCCACTATTTCTTTTTGTTGTAGAAGTAAATGCTTTTAATGTTTGTGTTTTAGTATCTGGGTTAAAAAGTGAAGAAACACTCATATCTGTTTCGTCTATAACATCAATCTTTTTTGGTGTAATATATTTTTGTGTATTTATTTTATCATTAAATGCTTCAGGAACTAAATAACCATATAATTGTAATGAAAATGTAGTCTTGATGAATCTTTCACCCTCACTCATTTCTGTAGAATCTTCAAAAGATTCTATGTTTGATTGAAACTTTAGTTTTCCTGGTTCTCCCCAATATGAACCATCAGCCCAATTTACCTTTTCTATAATCTTATTCATCTGTTCTATGTAAGCAGTGAATATAATACACTCATAGTTAAGTGTAACATAGTCAGGCATAGCTACATTATATAATTCTCTTTGTGGTAGTAAACCTCTGTCTGTTGAAAATCTGTTGTATCTGTTTTGTGAAGAATATTTCTTTTCAAATGAGTAAAATAACTTTGGGTCGTTTGCATCAAGTTTATCTACTGCTATCTCAGACCTTTTAGACATAGATGTTCTTTTAAAAACAATTACTGGAGTAATCAATTGTCTTTTACTATCTCTCAAATAACCTTGTTTACGAATGGTAGCCCATCTTTCAGGATTAGCATACATTAGTGGAACTTTTACTTCTTCACCTTGTTCCATTACACTAGGTTTAATAACTTCATTAAAATAATACATAATAGAAGCATCAACATCCAATAAACCAACTTCTACATTTTTAACTGTATCGTTAGTTCTTCTTTTTATATTACCTCTATTTTGTGTACCACCATATTTGATAAGTCTTTCACTACGTGGTAATGGTTTTAATCTAGCCACTAATTACTCCTAATTCTTTCTATTTGTAAATTAGAACGTCTCACTAAGAATCCTGATAAAACTACAGACCAATTATTATCTACTTGTCCACCAACTAACTGATTTTCATTCATATTAGAAACTTCCCAATGACCAAAATTCCAATCTATAACATCACCAAGTTCAGGTCTTATATCTGCATCTTGTAATGATTGTCTAAGTATAGCAAATGTAGCATTTTGTCTTAAATCTGGTCCAAACTCATCTGTATTAAAATCAAAATCGTCTGCAGTTATCAATGCTGCTACTTGAACACCTGGCTTATATAATTTACCAGCTGCTGCTTCACCATACATATTGGTTTTTGTTTCTTGTATAGAATGTTGATAAATAACAATTGTCTGATTTATTATACCATCTTGATTAGACGTTAAATCACCAACAAGTTCATTATTAACTCTATCCATGAAATCTTTGTCATTTTTTGAATAATATCTTGTAGCCATTTAATTATCCTATATAAATTGGATAAGGAACTTTTTGCAGTTTCTCCTGTAATGCTTGAGCCTCATCCCTTTCTTGTTCCATAAGAGTTTTTCTACTTGTTTGTTCTAACATCTCTCTTAATTGTGAAATCAAGAATTCTTTTTCAGTCTGAGCCTCTTGTCTCATTGTTTCACCATCTAAAGTTGTATCAGCATTAGGAATAGGTATAGTTCCATATTTTCCTCTAATCATTCCTAATAATTCTTTACATAATGCTAATCCATATTTTCTAATCCATTGAACACCAACTGAATTAATAGAACCATATTTCATATCATCATATGGTATATTAGAATAATCTGAAACTACTCCAGATCCACTTGCAGTTCCATATGGTCTTCTTAATACATCATCTCTATCTTCTTTTACTACATAATCAAAATATAAATCTGAGGTTGCAGTAGGATTAGGGAATATTCTTAGTTGGTTATTCGTCATTTCAAAAGTATATGCTGATTTTCGAATCGCATCATTAAACTCTATAGCTTGTATTCTTAATAAGTCTTCGTATACTGGCATTAATGTAAAAGATACAGCTGGTGAATAAGCACCAAATCCAAATCCTTCTACTAAATTAATACTACCATATCCTGTAGTTGCATACGGGTCAAAATATCTTTGAATAGCAGGACTTGCTTCGTGATACACTCTTTTAACCTCTATTCCTTTTCCACTTTCACTCACTTCTGAGAATAAAGCGTTTAAATCATATGTTTGTGAACCACTATGTATCGTAACTTTACCTTTTTTCCATTGAACATCACCACCTACACCAACTTCAGTTCCATATTGTTCTGAAAGTTCAATAGTTCTAGCCATACTTGGTTTAAGATTTCTATGTGTAAAATCTGAACCAGTAGGTTGTCCTTGTGCTACTAATAAATTGTCTTTTATGTTAAACTGATTGACTTGAGCTGCATATTCTGCTGTAGCTTCTTCATAACAAGCAAAGAATTGTGCTGCTTGTAATTCAACGGATACAATTGGGTATCCAAGTCTTTTTGCACACCACTCTGAGAACTGTACCGATGCACTTGCAAAACCAGCTTCTGCGTCATATAACTGCCAGGGTGTTGAACCTGATGAGTTAAACGAAGCGCTTCCTGGCCAAATTGGCTGTTGTGCCATAAATTTCTCCTATATATAGAGTATTTAGATATATCTGATAATAAATATAAAATAAACAAAAAAGGGGAAGTATTAAACTTCCCCTTTAATATAAACTAAATTAATAGTTATTATGATTGATCTACCCAAGTTCCACGAACATCAGCAATATGCCAACCTACTGAACTCATACCAATTAAGTGAACAAAGTCTAATCTTGCTTGTGTTGCTTTAGTATTGATAATATCTTTATCATCCGTACCTGCTGCACCTGCAATATCAACTAAGAATTTATCACTTGAATTTGGTGAAATTGTCAATAATGCACCAGCGTCAGCTGCTGAATTAACAACAATAAAAGAAGCACCAACTACCACTGCTGGTAATGTTAGTGTTTTTGCATCTGTAGCGATATTAACATAAGCACCAACTTGAACACTATGTGTTGCTACTGCTAATGTAGTATCGGCGGTTAGTGTTACAGCTGAAAGACCACTAAAAGCAGGATATGCTCCTTGTGAATCAGCTAAATCATCAAAATATCTACCATGTGAACGGCGTAAGGCATTTTTAATATTACCTCTTGTGTCTACACCCATTTGATTTCTCCTAATTAAAATTAATAAATATCCTACGATAGAGGTTAACCGAAGTCGAGGCTCTATCATTGTATTTATGAAGTGAAAGGTTAACCGAAGTCGAGGCTCTCACCCATCGAATACAATAATAAATATCAGGACACAAAAAAAGGGTGATATAAATACCACCCTTTTTTCAAATATAAGGATCGAAATCCTTATTAATGTACTAACTATTATACATAGTTAACATCAGCAACGATCACAGTACCGTAGAATTCTGGTCTAACCATCTTCTTCGCGTATCTTGTCATTACACCTTTACGTGGTGTAAAGTTCTTTGGATCGTAAACTAATGGAGTCATTATAAGAGGTACATAAGGAGCATATACTGCGCCAGTTTCTAAGAAATTACTTCCTCTGAAACCAACAAGTATTTTGTTTTCCTGCATATATGGGTTCTTATAAACAGTATATCTGTTATTAAGAGCACCAACTTTTTGTACGCCCATAGCGAATGACTTATTAGCTGCATCAGCATCAGAATCAGAAGCGTATCCAGGAATACTCTCTATAATAGTTGCTGTTTCAGGTGAAACCACCATGAAATTAGCACCACCACGTAGAGTTTTCTGATGGATTGCATTTGATACTGCTTGTATTTTGTTTCCAAGTGTCTGGAACCAATCGCCTTTTGTGTAAGCGTTGGATGCACCTGAAGACTCAACAAATGAAGTAGAAGCAGAATCGTATTCATATCCGACTCTTGCTGACCACTTTTCTTCTTTAGCAGATGCGCCTGCCATTAACATATCAAGGATTTCAAGATCAATTTCCATTGAAATGTATTCACTTAACATAGCTGTCAATTCAGCTTCAGCGTCAACACTATGATATGCATTCAAGTCTTGAGCTAGCTCAGGTGACCATACTGCTTTCAATTTACGTGTCTTCGCAACTATTGCGACAGATTTAAGTGAGATGTCGATTTCTGGAATGTCAATATCAGATTCAGGATTTGCGTCAAATCCAGCTGCTGATTGTTCAAAATCGCCGCGAGTTGTGTCTGTTGGTGATTTGTGGTACTTGACTTCCCAAGAACCTGTAAATGCTGCAAGAGTTGTTCCTGCATTGTTTGGATCTACAACAAATACTACATTACTTGCACTAAATTTAGTGTAAGCTGGATATTGTGTAGAAATTGAAGATCCGTTTGAACCTGTGATTGAGAATGCTCTCACACCATCTTCATCAAGTGCTGCGTTGATACTTGCTTTAGGTACTGTTAACCTAACCAAGTTTCCAGCTGCTATAGATGCAGATAGATCAGGTTCGAAATCAACGTCAGACCATACTGCAGATGCAGAAACTAGCGAACTAGCTTGGTTAATAGTTACACGTTGATCATTAATTGAATATCCAAATTTGCCAGCGCCATAAAGACCGCCCGATGCGTCAGCGTTTGACTTAGAAGTATTACCAAAAACATCACTATTTTCAGTTTGCTGCCCTGATTGTGCAGATCCATACTTGAAGTCAAGATAGAAGATAAGTCCACTTGGTAGGTTCATAGGTTGAACACTAACAAATTCTTGTGCTGCTAACTCACCAAAGATTCTACGAACCAATGGTAATGCTACACCTGACCACTCTTCTTGGTTAGAAGCAGTACCTGTGCGACTTGCTTCGTCAATAAGTTGACGAGCTTGGTTTTCAAGAAGAACAGCCATACCATGTGTCTGCGTTTCTCCTTCAATACCTTCTAAAAGTCCAGTGGGCTCCCACTTCTTCACTAACTCACGAGTTTGCTCAAGCAACTGACGATGAGGGTTATACCCTTCCATCAATTTTGTTAAATTGCCTGCGTTTTCGCTCATTTTAATTCTCCAAAAGAATGTTATTAAAGAATATTAGCCAACTTCTGGAAGCGTTGTTTCATATCTGTGCCTTCAGAAATTATTTCTTCTTGCTTTTCAGACTTTGTAGAAGCAACAGCTTTAGATGCTGAGCCTTTATGTTCTTTAATAGGTTTAATATTTTCGTTACTAAAATTCTCAGCTACAGTTGCATATACCAACTTGATTTCTCTAAGAGTTTTAGCTCGATCGAATGTTTCAACTACTTTCATCTTCTGCTCGTTATTCATTCCAAACGCTCTAAAGAGTTTGTTTGTGAATAAGAGTTTAGCATTAAGTAAATTGACTTCATTTAGTTTTTCACGTAGATATTTCACTACCTTGCGATGCTCTTTAAGGTCTCCCTTAAGCGTTTCAACTTCTTCAGTAGTAGCTGCTGCTTCATCTTCTGTAAGTGCTTTAATCACTTCTTCTAAATCAACATCTTCTTCTACTTCCTCGGCTTCGTCAACTTCTTCAGCTTCGTCAACTTCTTCTGCTTCATCTACTGATTCGTCAGCTTCATCAACTTCTTCTGCTTCTTTAAGTTTTCCTTTGCCAGGATCTTCCTCATCAGAACCCGAAGCTTGCTTCACGCCAGTACCTTTACCGATACCAGATGATGTTGATTGTTCATCAACTTCTTCAGCTTCGTCAACTTCTTCTGCTTCATCTACTTCTTCAGCTTCATCTACAGAATCGTCTTCAAGTTCTTTTAGGATTTCGTCTAGATCTAAGTCTTCATCCATCTCATCATCATCTTCATCTTTCATCTCATCAACTTCTTCAGCTTCATCAACTTCTTCAGTTTCAGAAATAGGTGCATATTTAACACCATTGATTTCGATAACGCCTTCATCTTCCATCTCTTCTTCGTCGCCCATGTCATCTTCGTCGCCCATATCGTCTTCAGGTGCTTCTTCGCCCATGTCTTCTTCATCACCCATATCGTCTTCAGGTGCTTCATCATCCATCTCATCACCATCGCGAGACATATACTTGCTAGCCATTTCATCAGCTTCAGGAGCTTCTTCATCTTCATCTTCATCTTCAAGTTCATCGATATCTAATTCATCGACTGCATCTTCCATTTCAGATTGAATCTTTTTAGAAAGCATAGATTTTAAACGAGGAGTAAACGCTTCTTCAAGAGCCAGTTTTGCGTTAGCAAGTGCAGTTTCACGAACCGCTTTTGCGTCAGCAATTGCATCTTTTAAAAGTTCATCCATTTTAATTCTCCATAATTGGATTCAGTATAGTTATTGGGAACTATAATAAGTTGTATTAACTTCAGGTACACTTTATGATGTATTAGAATAATACGAAAGTGTATTTCGTTTTATATAAATATATAAAACTCTAAAAATCAATCAAATTTTGATTGTCTTTTAGCTCTAGCTTTTGCTTTAGCTTTTTTCTCTTTTCTAATTTCTGATGGTTTAGTGTAAAATTCTCTTTCTCTTAATTCATAAAGAATCTTACTATCTTTAACCTTTTTTTTGAAAATTGATATTGCTTTTTCTATCGATTGTCCTTTTCGGACTTTTACTTCTATCAAATAAACCTCTACTTTTTAACTGCTTTAGTAACTGCTTGTCTTCTTTTATGTAGATATCTGTCTGAATCGTCTGTATCACCATCATTATCTATATCTTTATCATCTCTATCTTCAAAATCATCTTCAGGTTCTACTTTGCTTGGGTCGACTTTATCCATAGCTTCATCTAAATCATAATATCTACCAAGAATGTGTCCCATATCTTCATATAGAGATTCCATTCTTTGTTGTAGTGCGTTTGCTTCTTTTGCTATCTTTGTAAACTCACCAGAAGTATTTCCTAATGATTTCATATTCTTATTAATTGTAACTTTGTCAAACCAATCATCGGTTTCTTGTAAAGTTGCTATACGAGCTTTTTCAGCTAACTCAGAAAGACCTTTAGCGACATCACGAAGTGATCCTTCTCTATAAATCATTTCACCCATACGGCTGAAGTTCTTTACTTCTTCTACGAATGCTCCTGCATCCACACGTTTTTTATCTTCACCAAACCATTCACCCTCTACTAAGTCTTTCATACCGGGTACTGATACAGTATTAGATGGTCTCAATGTAACTAAACCACCAACTGTAGAAAACGGTTGTGTTCCAAAGTTTTCTTTGATTAAATCTTTCATTTTTATGTCTTTAGCCATAATTAACTCCTATATAGATATAAATATAAACTTATCTAAGTTTTCCTCTTTTTGAATATCTTCTGAACCCACTTCTTACTTTATTCCAAAGTACTCTCATAAAATCTCTTTCGCCTGTATGAGTATCTCTAATTGGACCACTCATAATAGCTCTTTGTAAATCGAATGCATCATATTTTTTTGCTTTTACTCCATCCATCATTTTCTTAATTGACATTTGTGATGCTTTTCCTAAAATCTTTGACATACCTATAATGTCTTTTTCAGCCATCTTCTGTGCTTCTGGTGAACTATAAGGTAATTGTGATGGTGAGGTAATTGGTGCTTCACTTACGGATTCTTTTACTGGTGCTTGTCCTAACTTTTTTCTAATAACATTAATTTGTTTTTTAATTTTTTTCTGTGCTGGACTACCAGGTAATTGTTTCATAGCTTTAGCTAATAAGATAATCTGTTGCATTTCTAATGAACTCATTTTTCTAGCCATCATAATGCCTGATGTTGGATTTGATACTTCTTTTAATTGATGAGCCATCTTCAATTTTTGTTTTTTAGTATCTGAAGTACCTGTAACTTTATATCCTAATTGTTCTGCATTTTCTATTCTTGCTTTTTCGAACTTATCTCTATCTTTACCTTTAAGTTCTCCACCGAAACCCTCATCAGTTACCTTTTCAGGATCGTATTCGAAATCGGGATCTTCGGGCATTCTATAACCCTTTACAGTAACAGCTTTAGGTCTAACTGCCATAACAGTTTCTCTAACCCTTTTAGCACCATATTTAGCTATTAATCTTTTTAATTCTTCTTTTTTCACCTTATTTGGTAATCCCTTATGTTTAGTTGAAGCATACTTTTTAGTATCTTTTTTCTTCATTCCCTTAGCGGCATCTTTTACATCCTTAGATACCTCTGAACCTTTAAGTTCACCCTTTTTATAAGCATGAACCATTCCCATAAATCTTTGTTGTGCTTTAGACTTAGATGGCATTACATCATCCTTTTTAATACCCTCAATATAGCTTTATGTGTATCACCATATTGTGAATTATAATTATCTCTGTCAACTTCTACATCTATTTTAGATGCCAACATAGCTAATTGTCTAATTGCTTGTTTTCTATCACCAATCAAATATCTTGTCATAGCATCAGCTAATTTTCTATCCATTTGTTCTGTAACAACTGGTTTATTTTCTTGATGTTTTTTCATCACACTTGATAGTGTAGGTAATGGTTCTCCAAACTCTCTATCAAGATTTTTATTTTCTGTTATAGATTCCTTTGTGGAACAACAATCTCCACCACATTCACAATCGTTTTCTTTTATTAAATCTTTTAATTTTATCATTTTATCTCACCTTAATACTTAAAATTTTATCAGAAATCATATTTGGCATCATTCCCATTCTAGCTCTAAACCTAATATTAAGTTTCTTTTTATCTATTACAAACTCATAATTATTAAATACTTTTGGTTTTGGCTTCAGATTAGCTACAGTTATAAAATAAAAATTATCATTCTCATGTGTTTTCTTAACTCTAAACTTTGCTTTTTCTTTTCTCGGTGGTTTAACACGTGTGAGAATATATTCAGCCTCTATAAATTTAGGATTACGAAACTGCATAACTTTTCGTACTATAGTTGGACTTACTCGTTCCATTATGATGTCTTTTAACTTAATCATTTTAGTTCTTTCCAATCTTTTGGATTACTATATCGTGATACATAATACCACTTATTATCTTTAACCGACCAAATGTACATATATTCTGTACCACCACTCCAACGATGTCTACCCTTGAGTAAATCTTCACGATCTTTTGATTTATTTATAGCACTAGATTTTTGACCTCTATCTCGACCATGAAATACAGTTTCACCTTTTTTAGCATCACCGAACTTATGACCTGGTCCACCTTTCATACTTTTATCAATAGAAGAAATACCAGCTCTACCAAGTTTCAGCAATTGTTTAACTTTACCTGTATTAGAATAATATCTTTTTAACATCTTACCTGCATATTCTGGATAACCATCCCAATGTCCGTAAGTTGTAGTTACTTTACCATTTGGCTCTTCAATTCCTACATTCCATCGAGTTGCTTCTGTAATTAAAGTGCTTTCTCTGATTATATCTTTTAACTTAATCATTTTAATCCCTTAACATTTTTTGCAATATGCATTGTGAATTGACTCACACCACCTGGTCCAGCACCATGAATTGCACTACCTCTCATAGCTAATGTCATAGCTCTAATACCTTGTTGTTTAGTATAACTTTTTTGTTTCATAAGTTTCATAAATTCTTTACCATCTTTGGTGTCTGTATTAATGTAACTCATAGCTTGTTTTAAATTATTAACAAATGCTTCATTTACGGATTCATCTACTGGCATTTTTATGATTTGGTTCATAGATTTTTCCATATCTTTTACAAGAGATGCAAGTCCAGTTCGTTTATTAGTTACAAATCCATCTACCACTCCCCAATCATTTGATTTCATAAAAGTATCAATTTTTCTTATAACACCCTTTACAAACTTTAAAGATGTCTTAAAATCTTTTTTAAGTTTTTCTCTCTTTGGATTTTTTCTTTCATTTACGAATTCTTCTTTGAATATTTTTCTACCACGTTTTTTCTGAACGACATTTAGTTTCCTAATGATATCTTTTTTCATTTTTTTCTCAGCAGGTGTTTTAAACTGATTCAAAACGTGTTGCATATAATTATCAAATTGTTTTGGGTCTTTTAAATTTATTTCTTTTACGGATTCCACTGGTTCATACCCCCGTTTTTGTTTATCTTTACGTTTCTGTAATCCACCATCTACTTCATAATCATCATCGTCAAAATCATAGGTTGCGTGTTCAGCACCTTGACCTTTTATATGAGGACCATTGTGAACTACGTGGTGTTTAAAAAATTCTTTTGCTTTTTTAGAGTCTTTAGGTGGTTTAACACCTTTTATCTTTTTAACTTGTTTTACTTTAGTTGGTAAAGAACCCTCTTTTAAAGGATTATACTTACCTAACATCTTATCAATATACAATTTATCTAAATCGTGTAAAACACTTTCACCACCTTTTTGAACTTGTCTATATCCACTTTTACTTCCTAATGCTTTTGAACCTGGCTCTGGTGTATGTGCTATATCATTACCATGTTGCATATTTCCCTCAGGTGGTGTAGTGGGTTTTACTAAAATATCTTGTTCTTTATCACCTCCTGTAAATACAAAATCTGCAGACTCTCTTGGAATAGTATATTGAGGTGATTTGCCAAAAGCTCTTCTACCATAAACTCTTTGGTTTGGAGTAAGTGGTGGTTCATCTGATCTAAGGTCTTTCCATGGATCTAAAACTGCATTAGTTGCAACTAACGCAGGAGTAATTTTTGTTCTTTTAAATGTTCCACCACCTAAATCTGGTTCAGGTATTTGACTACCATCTCCACCATAAATTACATCTGAAGCTGGTGCTACAATTTGTGTCATCCCTCGTGGCATTCCAGCTGGTCCTATATGTCGTCTTTCACCATATCTTGTAAAAATACCATCTGGCCACGCATCTCCTGTATTTAATCCACCACCAACTGTAGTTAAAGATACTTCCATTAATTGTTTTTCAAATTTATTGATAAACTTTTTCACTATCGTATCCCCATAGCTCTTCTTTTACGTAATGATTTCCTTCTCTTTCTAATCATCATAGCTTTTTTGCCACGTTTTTTCATCCAAGCTCTTTTCATAGCTCGTCTTTTCTTAACTCTTGAAGCACCAGAAACTCTTACACAAGTTTTCTTGGCTGCATTATATCTTTTATTTCTTGGGCAAATAACTCTGAGTTTGAGTTTTTTATTACGGATGACTCTTTTACGTCTAAGTTCAGTTAGATTATTGATGATTTCGTCAATGAAGACTTCAACCATAGTATTAAATTGTTCTTCATCGTTTAGAATATCTTCAGTTACTTCATCGAAAAATCCGTTTTCAATTGACTGTTCAACAATTTTGCTAAACATTTTAAGCTTTCTTTAGAATTAGCTTTAATTCTATAATATATTTTTTATACGCTTTCATTAATGTCATGGCTTTTTTTCTATCACCAGCTTTATCAGCTTCTTTAATCATCATCTTAAAGTTCTTATCTAAACTGTCAATATCTTTTTGAGCAGATTTTTTAGCACCCTTATACATATTAGGTGCTTCATCTAATCTCCAATCTTTCCATTCAGCCCACATTTTTTGCGTATACTTTGGCATTACATTCCCCTAATGATATCATTTGCTATTGATTCTACTTTACACCACTGACCACACTCATTAGGATTTCTATCATCTACTCTAACAACACTTTCATTAATTACACCCTCATTTGTTGGATGTAAGAAAGCACCTTGTGTTGATGGATTGGATACGAAATCGAATGCAATAAGTTCAAAATCAGGTTGTACTGCAACTGTTTGTTTTCCTTTTTCATCTTCATCTATAGTTTCTACTGAACCCATACCTCTTGAAGAGATACCTAACTTAATACCTGATCTAAATAATTCTTTTAAAATATTTCCTGCTGGTGTTGGTAAAACTTCTACTGTACCAACTAAATCGTCATTTTGCCACTTCATATCTCTAATATTATGAGATACATTAGCCAAATTAACTACTGAACTCTCTGGATGGTCAAGTTCACCCATAGCGCGACGTTCTCTTATAAAAGTATCATTATACTTTTTTGCTTCCCTTACTAAAATCTCTTTAGGATAAATTCTACCATTCTGATTTTCAGCATTTGCTCTTTGTAAGATGCCGCTAACAATCAACTTTCCATCATTTTCTTTCATGGATTCATTAATTTGTGATGGTTGTATTTCAAATGGTAAATAATCTACTATGAGTTGTCTCATGATCGTGTCCTTAACTTCTTACTTTAATTATTTCAGTTCTAATTTCTTCCAACTCTTCAATAAGTTTATCTACTTTTCCAAGAGCTTCCATTTTATTAAAACTATCTCTATCCCCATTCTTTAGGGATTCTTCACAAAATTTTTTAGTTAACGTTATAATATCTAACAACTTATAAATAAGTTGAAATTTAAAGTGCTCCCACTTTGGTTTTTGTTTCAGTTTCACAAGAAACCTTAATGTAACTGACCAACTTTATTAGCTAACTTAACTAACCTTTCACTAATCTTTTTCATAGCCACATGCGTTCTTTTCCAATAGGATGTAGAATCTACTCCTATTTCATTCTTTAAACGAATGTTCATACCGACTATACTCTCAAGAGTTTTTAATGTATCACGAACTTCCATCATAGAACGACCAATCTTTTGTTTTGGTGTCATTGATTCGTCATTTCTGTAATCGTGGTATCTACCCTCATTTACACTTTCAAGTCTCTTATCAACTTGTTTTGCTTTACCAGCTTCAACTCTCTTAATACTTATAATTCCTTTTCTACCTTTTTTAAGATTCTTAGAAACCATCATTTCTGCTGCACCTTTAGAACCTGCATCAACTATAATAGTAGCTGTATCACCTTTATCACTAATATTGAACTTTACAGCAAATTTAGCTTCAGCAATACTGTAACCACTTTGACTTGCTATTTTATTTCTTTTCTTTTTATCTTTTTTACGTTTACCACTAAAAGCAAATGGTGTTTTTGGAGGACCTGCTCCACCATCAATAGCACCTGTTACAGATGCTTCATCTAAGTCCTGTTGGATAAGCTCGCGTATCGTATTTTTAAGTTCTTCAAATTTAGTTTGCGACATTATCAATCTCCCCAATAAGTTGGTAATACCTCATCATAGAAACAACCTGCTTATCAGAAACAACTTTACCTTTTTTCAAACCATCGATTTGATTCATAACCTCTGTTAACTTAATTTGTGTAACTTTGTCGTCTACTTTTTTAATTTTAGATTTCAAAGTATCTTTCACTTCTTCAACCTCACTATCGACATATTCTCTTAACTTATTTGTATTAGAAATATTATTAATATATTCTTTGATTAATGTTTTCTGTTTTTCAGTTAAGTTGGAATATTTTTTATTAAATTTTTCTACTAATGTAGCATATGCTAACATTCTCAAATCTTTTTCTTGTTTTTTGAGATAGTCATATGTTTTGTTGGTTTTAGAAGATTTAGAATCAGCAGTTATGCTTTCTACAATTGTATATTTTGTTGAAACATATTTATCTGGAGCTATAGATTGTTCACTATGTGTAAATAAATTATAAATTGATGCTAAAACTTTATAATTGTTAATTTTTGTATTAAAAAAATCTTTTTCACTATAACAATTTCTAATTTCTTTAATAAGATTGTATTTTTCCCTTTTAATAGAAGAATTATTTAACTTCTTTCTACTACCCATAACAGCATCGATCAGTGCTTCAGCACGAGATTCGGTACTATACTTGGTTTCTGTAAGTATTTTATACAATTCATACTCTTTACCGAGTTGTGTACCGTTTTTAAAATACGTTTTTACTATATCTACAGCTTTGGAACTATCTGATTCCATTAAATCTACTGTGATTTGTCTTGTTAACAACTCAAAAAGAATACCAGTATTCTTAATTTTATTGTGTTTCATCTTCTTATTTAACATTAAAATGCTCCAGCGTTAAGTATGTCATATATAAATATAAAAATATAAAAAATTACTTTATTTTTACGTCTTTAAGTTCTTCTTTATATTCACTTTCAATCTTTTCAGCCTCATTTATTAATTGATAGTCTTTTTGAGAAAACTTCTTCATATTCTTCTTCAAACCATCAAAATGAGCGAGTGCTAAACTTGGATTGTATTGTTTTCTTTTATCATGTGCACCTAAAGGATCTCTACCTCTAGCTCCACTATCTTTTCCGTATTTTCCACCCTCTTTTGGTCTTCCTGCACCATTCCAACCACCTGGAGGTGAACCACCCTCATCATCTAACTCATGTCCAGTTCTACCTGCTTGTGCATCGGATGGTGTTCCTTGTGCTTCACCACTCTTTGCAGGATCGTTACCCTCAGATTCTATCTGAGAGCGTCTAAATTTCTGTTTATAATCAAATACTATCTGATTATCCATCTCTTTAATCTTATCTTCTGTAAAATTAAATACATTCTTATAAATCCACTCTGTAGAAACTATACCATCTTGTAACATTGAAGATGCCAATTGTGTTTTACTATTCCACAATTCAACTTTTTCGGTTTCATAAATTGTAGATGGATTTGTAAGATTCAATTCAAAATTAACTAAGTCTGCATCTTGATAACCTTGTGAGTATAGATGAACAATAGCTATCTTAGTTAACTCTGATACAGTAATTCTTTGAATTCTTTCAATCGTTCTTGCAAACCTTACATCTTCTGCTGCAAGTGTTGCTTTACTTCCAAGTGATTCTTCATATCCAAGAAATGCTTTTGGAACACGAAGTGCTGCTAACATTTTATTCTTTAGATACTCAATATCTTCCACAGCTTCATAATTCAAACCTGGAAGTGATTCAATTCTCGTTCCACTATCTCCACCACGAACAGGTAAGAAGAAATCTTCAGTAATATTTTGCATATTATATTTTAGATTATATTCACCAGTTGCTTGGTCGATGATAGGTGTTTTCTTCATCTTATTCAAAATCTTTTGCATATAGTTATCAACTTCTGCAGGTGGAATGTTTCCAATATCAATTTGGAAAACTCTCTTTTCAGGTGCTCTCATAATTCTATGAATCATCATAGCATCTTCCATAAGAGATAATTGTTTCCAAACTTTTCTACCTTGTTCAATCATCGACTTACCATATGGTAAGAAGTTAGAATCTGAAAGTAATCTGAAGTGTGCTACTTCAAAATTCTCTAATTCCATTTGATGAGGTTTCTGAGTACTATATGCTGAATGTTGATCTCCACCTTGTTCTAATATAAACTTAACATAATGTGGATTATTTTCATCAAGACCCTCTACCCTAGCTACATCGTATGCTGAAAGTGGTGCTACATTTGTAATACCATATTTTTCGTTAATTTCTAATTGTAAAAAGAAATCACCATACTTACACATATTGCGAACCCAAGGCCACAAGTTAAATTCAATATTCAATACATCATAAAATAAATTTTGTAGTATTGATTTAATATTGTCGTTATCAGTTGTTACTTCTAAAACACTTCCGTATTCACTTTTCATTGTTGATTCATCAGCGTATATATCTAATGCTGAAGAAACGATACCATCACTATCCATCGATTCATAGTCTTTAAATAAACCCAACCTTAATGCTTTCTTGTGAACTGCATCCGAAGTTACGGAAGCACCATAACCAGAATACAATTTTTGAAATCTATCAATAAGATTGTTTTTTGCTATATGCTGAATTTTATCTGTATCAGCTATCTTTAGTTTCTTACCACCAACATTCCTAACAATTACGTTTGTTGAGAATAGTCGTTGTAGTCTTCCAAATAATGATTTATCAGCCATCATTTACCTCTTTTAATTAAGTAGCCATTCTAATGATTCATTTTTTCTATTTTCACCTACGCCAGGTTTCCAATTCCAAGAATCGTTATCTTTTTCATCAGGAGAATAAATACCCTGATGTGCATTTACATTTGAGAGAGTTCTTTTTGATAATTCAATACCCTCTGCTCTCAATCTCAATGCAGTTTCTCTTATCCACAATCCCATAGCAAAAGACATTACCAAGTCATCATTATATCCTTGCATTGCTTCTGCTCTCTGTCCATTATAAATAAAAACAAACAATTCATCTATCAATCTATGTGATTGAACTTGAACAGCTTTTTCTCTAAAAAATTCTTCTAATTTTGCTATAACTAACGGTCTTGTCTTCATAGACATTGTAAAACCAGGCACCAGGTCTTGTCTTCATAGACATTGTAAAACCAGGCACCATCTGTCTTTCTTCTCTATAGTGCTTATTAGTTATTTGCCTTTCAGTATCAACATACTTTAAATCTTTTGATGTGTAGAATAAATTTTGATATTCTCTATCTATTATTTGTTGAATTGCTGCCCAACCAATATTATTATTCTCCACAACAAGTAGTGCTTCATTATACTCTTGAGCTATGTTAACTAACATATTACCATAGTCTCTTGTAGAAACTCTACCTTTATATTCTGCTACTTGATTACAACTTTCTAAATCTATAACATGAAAAGCAGAATAATCTGTAGAATCTCCTCTACTAACGTCAGCACATACTATATAATCTTTTGTGTAATTTGGCGGCTCCCAAATCCACAAGTTACTATCAATACCACGTTTTTCGATAGGTTCTTTACACGTGCTATTTTTCATTTCTTCTAAAATAATACCATCAATAACATTTTGTCCAGAAGTGATAAAATCACAATCACATTCTTGAGCTGCTAATGATGGACCTAACAATGAATCTTGTTCATCTCTCCATTCTTGTTCTCTATCAGGATGTACAGTCCAATGTAGTCTTGTGAAATTAAAATCATTTAAACCATCTTCTGCATCAACCCAAGTTCTATGAAACCAATTACCAACACCATTTGGTGTTGAAAGTGCAATACATTGTCCACCAGTTGATAACGTCTGAGATGCTGCTGCCCATATCGTATCAATCTTATCAATAAATGCTGCCTCATCAAGTATCAATAATGATAGTGCCTCTGAACGACCACTATCTTCACCACTTGATACAGCTTTTATTTGAGAACCATTCTTGTATCTCAAACTTAATTTGTTATCTTCAACACAAGGTTGCTTTAACCAACTTGGTAAGTTTGCGTGCATCACACGAACCTTTGTTACCAAGTTTTTTGCTACTTCTTGTTTCGTAGCAATAACCAAGATATTTTTATCTTGGTGAAACGTCATCATCCATAAAGAATATCCAGCAGTTAATGTAGATATACCTAGCTGCCTAGCTTTCAAAATAATTTGAAATCTATGCTGCATAAATTCTTCTACAGTTTTCTCCTGAAAATCATAAAGTGAAAAAGGTATTTTACCCTTAATAGGATGTTGTATAAATGAATATTTCTTTAAGAAATATACTGGATCATTTGCACATCTTACATATTCTTTCTTTATAATCTCTTTATAGTTTTTATCCATTAGTGTATCTTTGGATTACGTATTAATACATACACTGCTTTTGCGTTACAAGCTACTTCTTTTAATGAAAAATCATATTGTGTTCCAACTGTTAAATGTGCAAGATTTACTCTTCCACCGCCCGATAAATCAGCGTGTCCAGTTGTTGATGATTCTCCTACAATAAGTGCACCTGCGCCATAATTAGAAGCTGTAAAGCTACCCGTAGCATTATTAACTGTTTGGATACCCTTATATTTTCCAGGATGTCCAAATTTTTGAAAATGATCGTAATCACTTGGATGAACATTCTGAGATGAGCTAGGTTGTAAGTTAGCCATATTATTCTCCTATCGACTACCAGCTCTTTTTATGCCAGTAGATTTTAATATTTCGTTAAATGTATATGAAGTTTTAACTCCCCCAAATTCTAAAGAATCTAAATCGTCAATTTTTAAAAATTTCTGAATTACAAATTCAAAAATAATCATTGCTTCTTCAAACCTTTCACTATCCTCTTCTAAACCCTCTACATCAGATAAATAAATCTCTGCTAACTGTTTCATATCACTCAAAACAGTATGTATTTCGTTACAAGTCTGTCCAGGAACGAGGTAGTAATTATTCTTTTTAAAGTAAAGGTTCTTCATATATATAAATAGTTATTCTATTTCTTTTAGTGTTTTTCTGATAAATTCTTCTGCTTTATCAGCCATTTCTTTCATTTGTTCTTGATTTTGTGTCCATTTTTCCTTTTCCATTTCTAAATCTTGAACTCCAACTTGTTCTTGAAACTCTATTTTAGCATTTTTCCACTCATCTAAAGATACCAACAAATCTTCAAGATATGCTTTCTGATTTCTTTTTACTTTACCGTTTTCCCACTCTTCATACTTACCCTCTATACGAAGTTTGTTTTCAAAATTAATCTGACAATCAAAACAATGATTGTATAGTAACCACATCTTATTATCTAAACGTTTCTTCATTGTCTTCTTACAAGATGGACAAAACCAGGGCATCCTAGCATCTTTCATAATATCAGATAGTCTATCTACCTTATCACCGTGCTTTGCTACCTCTTTCTTACCCTCATAACCAACCATCACTCTTTTTTCTGGAGTTTTTCCACTAATTAAATCACCGAGAACCTTATTTTCTCTTTCTGAACTTTTACTATAACCCATATATTTACCTACTAAATTTTAATGCACCTACTATTTGATTTACTGGTGCAAATGCACCTGTAAATTTATACATTTTACCTTTATATTTAAAAACTAATCCCTCTGATGGAACTATGGATGCAGTTCCACCTATAGAATTTATTTTTTCTAAATTTTTCTTTAACAAACTTATTTTTTTAATATCCTTTGATGTTTTTAAACCAGATATTGCAGATTTCAAATCTTTTTTAATCTTTTGAACTGCTTTTTTTGGATTAACTGCCAAAAATCCCTCTAAATTCTTTAATATTTCTGCACCTAACTCTAAGAATAATAACTCAAGTGGTTTTATATTATTATAAGCTAACTTTTTATGATCAAACTTATCAACACCTTTAGTCCAACTCAAAAATTTATCATGTTTAATACTTTTTTTATCTAATCTGAACGACTTATCTAAATAAGCCCACCTTTTTACTAATGATTCTAAAACAATTCTTGGAATCTTGTACTTATGTTGTTTTGCAGCATTAAAGATATATTCTCTCCAATACATCTCATTATGCATACCCAAAGTATCATTATCCTTCAGTCTATAAATAGTCTGTAACTTTCTCAACTTCGATAAAAAATATTTTTTCTTTTTACTGAAGTCTTGGACTTTAGGTAAGTTTAAAACTACTGGTTTAGATACCTTAAATCTCTTTTGGATATTAGCGTTTGCTTGTCTAATCATTCCCTCTAACATTCTTGCACTATCTGTTACTTGACTTTTTACAGTTCCATCTTCGTGAATCTCTACACTACCATGAAAGAATAATTCAGATACATCATAATCAATAACGTTTGCTGTAGCAGGATACATAATCTCTAAGTTCATCCATTTACTACCATTACCAAATACCTTTTCTTTTTGTTTATCTGATAATTTACCTATTGCATTCTCTAAATCTTTCATAGAACCAACAAATGCTTTTTCTATATCACCTCTACCACTAAATACACTTTTCATACCAGCTACATTCAATGAGGTTTTACCAAACATCTTTAGATGTCCTTTATTGCGAGCCCCTCTTAGTTCTCCATCTATATAACTTACCATTAGGTTTTGTCCGTCAAGTTTCTCTGTAACATTATCTTCACGACTTAGTTTTCCCTCTAAACTCATATTGATGATGTTTTTAAAATCACCAAAAGTTAGATTGTTGTCATCGAAAGGATGACTCATGTGACCTGCTGCTCCTCCCATTAATAATAACTCCTTTTTTTGTGGATTTAAATCTAATTCTTGTGTCCACCAATCTGGTGTAAACAATTTTGTTTCTGATAAACTTTTTCGATATTTCTGTGCTGCTTTAGAACCCTTATTCTTTGCTACCCATCTAACTGCACTTTGACGACTAATTGTTTTCTTTCTTCCTCTTGGGTTTGGATTCTTTACGGTGTCTGGAGCAGATATTTTCTTTTTTGCATCAGCTTTCTTTTTCTTGTGTGCTTTATAAGCTCTATAAGCACCAAACGAAACACCAGCTGCCATAGTTGCAGCACTACCTAAAACTTTTGTATAAGGTGCAGTCAAACCTGTAGTAGCACCTACAGCAGTTAACACTAAGAACTTAGTTCCCATCTCACCACTAAATAAATCTGCCATTGAATACTCACCAGCGGCTGCTGCAGTAGCTGCTGCAGATAAATCTAAATCATACTCTGGATCTCCGATGAATGTCATCTTAGTCCAAGCATAAGTTACACCAGCAGCTGCGGCTACACCCATTACTCTTTTTAATTTTGGATGTTTTTGTAAATAATCATCTAATTTTTTTAATCCTTTTTCTTTCTTCTGTCCAAACTTTGTTTTTGCTAATTTCTTTGCTACTTTATCAGGAACATAATTAAGAACTTTCTGATATGCTTGGAAACCTTTTTTTGCACCATCTAATACTTTATCTACACTAAAATCATTTAACTTTGCAATAGAAAAAGTATTCTTATTCATCATTGTTTTTCTAACTTTAGATAATGGTTGTTTTCCTTTTTTAGACCAATCTTTTAGAAAGTTATTAAACTTAACTCCCTCTTCTAATAACATACCATCTACTTCAAGAAGAAACTTTACCTCATCATCTAAATTAAAGACTTCTTTCAAATCACCATACAATTCTGTATTCTTTTCAGCATTATGTTTACCAGGTAAAACTGGTTGTGCTACATCAACTCCTGTCGTTTCACTAAAGTCATCTTTTAACCCAAACCACTTGACAATCTCAAAACCTACATTGTTTAACACCCTATTCTCTACATTCTTTTTATACTTTGCGATAGCTACATTTTTGGGTGTATGTAAGTTTCCGTATGATATAGCAGGTACAGTATTTAATCTTATTGAAAAATCTAATAATGGATCCATAGCTTCTTTACTAATCATATAATTTATAACTTGCCAACCAAGTCCATCAAAATTTTTCTCTAACCACTCTTTAGAACTTTTTTTATAATCAGTAAAACTTATATGAAATGTTGGTGGTCCATCATCTACAGGAGAACCAGACATCACACTACTTTCTTTTATAATCTCTTTTATTTTATCTAAATTATTATCAATGAATTCGTACAACTTTTTAAACTTGTTATGCATCATAGTAAAGATACCTTTATCAAAGTATCCAAATGCTTGTCTGAATAGTTTTTCTCTATTCTTTTTATATTGTGGTGAACCAAGTAAATCTCTCATTACCGTTCCACTTACTTCTTTACCACCAACTTTGATTGATACGTGAGGTGCTGTAAGAACATATCCATTATCCTCATATCCTCTCATCTTGTTTTTGTTCTTTTTATAATCTTGAAAGTATTTACCACCTGATAATCTACCAGCATCTTTAGCACCAAATATGTAAATAACTGCTGTAGTATCTTTATCATATTTCTTTAATACATTCTTTGCTACGTAAGGTGATTTTTCTTGTATGATACGATTCTTAGGAATACCCATCTTAACCATATGACGAACCTTTTCACTAAAGTTCATTGGATGTCTTGGTGGTTGTTTTATATTAGATGTAGTGATATATGCATCATCTACTTGTTTAGATAACCATTGGTAGGTTTTCAAATGGTGGGGCCCAAACGGTTGAAACCGTCCACCATAAATGCCTACAACCTTTTTTATTTTAGGCAAGTTTTCCTCAATTTCACTAACTGAATATACGGATCTTTGACCAGTCTTGTCAAGCCTTTTTTTCGCTTTTTTTATCTTTTTTTGACTTTGTGATGGTAACATCCCTGCGGGCGCACCAAACTCTTCCTCTATAAAAGGTTTCACAAGCCATTCAGTTAATTTATTCATTACTTTATTACCAATGAAGCTAATACTACTTTACCTTTTTTCTTTTTACCACTTACAACGTCTTGTAAATCATTACCCTTAAATTGTAGTTTTGCAGTAAGCTTTCTACCTTTAACAGTAATATAATTCTTACCAATCATTTCAAAAGGTATATTAGTCTCTTGTTCAATAGCTTCGTTTATGATGTCTTTTAGTTTAATCATACTGAAAGTGCCCTCTTATACCAACCGAATATGAATCGTTCTTGTTCGGGTTTCTTATTTACTAAATCATAATAGTGTTTTAATCTGTAACAGCGAACTCTTTCTAATTCAGGTGTATGTTTTGCTAATGCTGCTTTTGTACCAGGTCCGAATCCACCATCTACAGATATATCACCACCTTTACCATTAATTGCTCTCTGTAAAATCTTGACTGCAGTACCTCTACCTTGATTTACACACATATCAAAAAATATATGTTTTAAATCGTCAGGTAAATCATCTACTTTATTCTTATCCCAATAATCTCTTTTGTAGATTTCTTTTGCACCATCTTCTGTTAAGTTCTTGATATCTACATCAGGATAGAATCGTTTTGCAATACCAAAATTAGTTTCACCACCTAAATCAGTTGGGTCGTGAACGTATCCGCCCTCGTGATGTAAGGTTACTTCAATTATCTCATCAAATGTTGTTAACATTTTAGACTCCTTGTTTTTTGAGGATTTTTTGTTTTTCAATCCATCGCTTTGCAATAGGATTTTTAATAGGTTTTTTAATAAATTTATCAACACCTTTTTTCACCAATATATTAAATTTGTTTTGTGCTTGTTTTGCATCTAAAGTTTTACTGTTATCTACTATCAAAAAGTTTTGTTTGAAAAGATTTTGAAATCTACCTAAATTTTTCTGAACATCTTCCCAAGATTTTTGTAATAACTTTGGTGGTAGTACTCTATCTCTTTCTTGATTTCTTTTTTGTGCTACTTCTAATGAAGTATTCACAAAGATCATATAAGTATCATAACCATCTTCTTCAAGTTCTCTTTTCATTTTAGCAAGTTTACCAAAGTCGTGACCAGTGCCATCAATAATCATACCTAATTTTCCGTCTTTATATAACTTCATCCGTTGAGCGGTAAGTTCTTTACTATAATCTCTTAATCCACTTTGACCTTTTGCTGTCAAATCTTTAAATACTTCATCTGGCATTTTATCTAAATCAGTACCAAATCCAAACTTTTTTAATAGAAATTTTAACTCTTTATCTGAGTTTACCATTTTCATACCAGAAGCAGAAATGTTAAGTCTATCTGGAATACCAAAAAGCTGCTTAACAACGAAAGTCTTACCACTTCCTGGACCGCCAGCAAGAAAAACTGCTTTAAATATGCCAGGATCGTTTACACCCTCTAATAATATATCCATTAACTTAATCACAAAAAACTCCAGTATGTTACTAATAAATATCTTATTTAGTAAAAACCTTTACTCCATAACGATCTTCAAAGTCTTGTGCATCTTTCTCATCATTGACGATTGGTTGACCTTTTATATTCAAACTTGTATTTAAAACCATAGGACAACCTGTTTCTTTATAAAATTCTTTAATTAATCTGTAATAATTAGGATTATCTTCTTTAGAAACAGTTTGAACTCTTGATGTTCCGTCAACATGACAAATAGCAGGATATTTATCAGGATACTTACAATTTGCTACAAACTGCATAAACTGAGACTTACGAACTGGCATATCAAATATCTCATGAGCGTGTTCTTCCAATACACTTGGTGCGAATGGTCTAAATTCTTGTCTATGTTTAATCTTATTTACTTTATCTTTTATATCTTTACCTCTTGGATCAGCAAGTAAACTTCTATTACCTAATGCTCGTGGACCATATTCAGCTTTACCATTTGCTACACCAACTATGTTACCCTTTAGTAACTCACCAAGAACTTTCTTTACAGGATATCTACCTTTTATATTATGTCCGATAAAACATTGTTCAAAGTTAATCTTATCACCATAAACATAAGCTGCTGAACCTAATGATGAACCTGCATCACCTGGATTTGGCATAATCCATATATCTGGATACATATGTTTAGCTACAAGTGTATTAGCTACACAATTTAATGCAACTCCACCCATATAAACACAATTATTTGTTTGAGGAACTAATAACTTTGCTAATTTCATAATTTTTAATATTTCTTCTTCACATATCCGTTGAACATTAGCAGCGATAGTAAAATTCCATTCGTCTGATTCATCGTCTGGATAATATTGAGAATCCCAATCTAAACATCCCCTATGTAAATTTCGTTTAAGGTTTAAAGTGTCATCATTAAAGAAACTATCCCGTATCTCATATGATATGTGTTCATCCCATTTTCCCCAACCAGCCATACCCATTAGGATGTATTCATCTTCTTGTGGTTTCAATTCTAATCTTTGTGTCATAGCTGAATACCATAAACCTAATGAATGTGGATACTTTCTACTCCACTTTTTTTCAAACTTACCATCCTTTACGTACCAAATAGTAGCACAATCCCACTCACCGATTGCATCTATTACTACAACAACTGCTTCATCAAATGGTGAAGTGTAATATCCTGCTGATGCGTGTGATAGATGATGATGAACATAATGTATTTTTTGGTTTATACCAAATTGTTTTAGATACTGTTTAGGTGTATTTTGTCTTGTGAAGACTTCACTATATTGACCTGCGTAAAGTTGTCGTGTCTTTTTGAGATATGGTTTTTCAAACCAAACTACTTTATCTGGTTTACCAAAAGATAGAGCTTCATCTATTATCTCTTGATTTAGATCCGAATCGTTTTTCTTACCACTATATCTTTCTGAATGTGCTCCGAATAGTATTTCACCATCTTCAATGACACAAACTGCCGCATCGTGGTTTAATGCGTTAATGCCTAATATTCTCATTATAACCTCTAACCATTAAATGAACTATACTCCATAGACTCTGGATTTAATTTGTTTAACCAATGATACAAATCTTCAAACCTTGCTTCTAAATCTTTATTTCTAGCCAACAACTTTCCACTTTCTTTTTCATATAAGTTTACATGACTTTTTGATGGATAAGACTGAACATATTCTCTAAACCTTTTATGTATTATCTCTACACCATAGAAATCAGGATTCATATAAATAGGTGTGCCAGGATAAGGTGTGAATAATAAACAAATCCACTTATCAGGTTTTAAATCTAATACAAACTTCTTTGTTGCTTCTATTGATTCTTTTGTTTCACCAGGTAAACCTGTAATAATATAAACCTTAGCTTTCATTCCCCACTTCTGTATAACTTGAACTGCATCTTTGTGCATATTATTAGTTGCTTTACCAGCTTTATTAATAAGTTTTAGTATGTCGTCATCTGCTGATTCGAATCCTATACCAACTTCTCTACAACCTGCATGATATAATAACTCACAATACTCATCATTTAATAATACTGAACTAATGGAACATCTAAATCTGATATCCAATTCGTGTAACATTGGTGCTAATCTTTCGAACCTTTTTTTATCTATGATTATATTATCGTCTAAAAATCTAAAATGTTTTACACCATACTTATCAATCATAAGTTTTATTTCTTCTACGATATTCTCAGCACTTCTAAATCTTGTTTTTTGTTGTAGGTTAGCACAAAAAGCACAAGCGAAAGGGCAACCTCTACTTGACATAAGTGTTGCACCAATCACATTACTTTCATAGTTGTATCCACCCCACAAATCTGCACTAGCTGCTCTATGGTCAGGTAATAAATGTCTAGCTGGATGTGGTATTGTATCTAAATCAACAACTCTATCACCTCTATGAACACCTGTAGGTTTATCTGTACATATTTTAGTTATGATTGCTTCTGCTTCATCTTGAACTACACAATCGAAATGATCGACACAATCATCTGGTAACCAAGTTGCGTGAGGACCACCAATAATAGTATATGCTTTATCACCATATTTCTTTTTGATATTACTAGCCACTTCTTTCATGTCATCTATTTGTGGTGTAACTGCAGTTAAACAATAGATATCACCTGGTGGTGGATTATCATATGTATTGAAGTCTTCTCTTAAATCCCACAACTCACATTCAAAACCATCTCTTTCTAAGACAGCCGCAATGTATAATGGACCCAAAGGTGCGTATGCAAATTGTTTTGCATCCATTTTAGCATCGGGATTTACTATAATTACCTTTTCCATTAATTTTCTCTCCAAACATCAGCAGTTACACAATGAAATGAACCACCAAGCGTTCTTGAATGTCTTATTTGTAAAGGAACACTATCAATTTTATGTTTTTGCAATAATTTTCGTAATTTTACTTGACTTTTATCCAAAATAACTGTATTTTCATCAATTGACAACAAATTTAACCCAATCCAAGTCGATGCGTGATTAAAATCACCATAATATCCGATATCTTCACAAGGTGGACACCAAATCTTATCCCAACTCTTCAAAACTTCTGGCATATTGTCTTCATTTACTCTTTCTGGGTTCAATAAACACAATCCCTCTCTCAAAAGAGCTATAGTTGAATCAATATGAACATAAGAATACATATTTTCAAGAACATGAACCTTATATTCATCACCTAAAAAGTTTTGTAACCATTTTGCACCAAGTTTATTACCTGTGTTCGATAATAAATATAAGATATCATCGTTACATCTTAAAATATTTGCTGCATCAAAGATTGGTTCTGCATTTGTAAGTGTTAACTCATCTAAGTTATATCTCTGATAGTTATCATCAGTTAATCTTGGTTTTGGTGCTGATACCCATCTTGCACCATCTTTCATATAGTCAATAAACTGATCTCTGAATCCAAATGTTTCAAAATAACGAGACCTTAAAGTCATTGGTGATTCTATAATTGTATCACCGATTACTGTAACACTATCTCTTGGACAAAATGTATAATATCCGTCTGACATCCAATCTGGTGTTTGAAATATTTTTGTATTTTCCATAGGTTTCATTCTACGAACTTTAATGTTGAAAAAAGTTTTTAGAGATTGAGAAAGAATATCCAAATCTTCTTTTGTTTCTTCTATAACTTGTTCGGGATAATATCCTACATACACATCGTCAATATTATTCATATGTGCATAATTAATACAATGTAAATCTTTACTTTTAATTGGATTGTTTGCATACTCTGCAGTTCCAACAAAGACTTCTCTTAATCTATCCCATTCGTTATTAACTCTAACCATTAGAAAAATCCTTTTTCATGTCCAGTCTTCAATTCATTTTCTGAATACTTGTAATGACCATCACTTATTCTAGCTGCATATTTATTGTAATCATAATATCTACATTGACTACTACATTTTTTCCAACTAAGAAAGTTTTTCATCTTGTCCAACAAATCATCTCTCTGTAAAAAATCAAGTCCATTTTCTATCCAATCATCAATAACATAATCTTGATTTCCTAAATGTTCACAACACCACAAAACATTACCATTAGAATTTACAACCACATAAAATAAAGGTGCAAAGCATTGTTTTACGTGATGTGTCCAATCTATATCAGACCAAGAATAATTCTCTATATTAGAACTTGGTTCATTAATTAATTTTGAATGTCGTTGTTTACCAAACGTTCCTTTGTAACTTATACCTTTTTCTTCACAATAATTTCTAACTTCAACTTCTACCTCTTCCCAAGTATACCCATCAGGTGGTTCTAATGTTCTTTTACCAGCTCTTTCCATTGTTGCAGTTCTATCACTAAAATAAACAATTCTTTGAAAATATTCATCAAAACCCATTTCAACTGCTAAATCAACATTAGCTTTTAAATCAGAAATTTCTTTGTTGTAATCATTAATCAAAACTTTATAAGTAAAAAAAGTACCATAACTTTGAAACTGATTCATTTTTTCGGATATACTTTTTTTAACCTTTTCTAAGTTACCTTTTCTTATAATAAAATATTTTTCTGGATCTGCAGTATCAATATCTATACCTACCCAACTTGGTTTATAATCTTCTGTAAAATTTAGATGTCTAAATCTTGCTCCATTAGTTATTAATCCTACCTTATATCCTTTTCTTAAAACATGATTTATAATTTTATCAGCATCTTTATGATCTAATGGTTCTCCACCTCCTGAAAAGGTAACATCATTAATACCATCGGGTAAATTATCTATAAAATTTATCCAATCCTCAGTAGTTGCTTTATCAGGATTATGTTCTCTAAATATTTCCGAATTACAATAATAGCAAGCTTGATGACAAGTATTAGTTATTTGCAATTCAATACTTAATGGTACTGGTGTTTTACCATGATTTATAATATCATTTAATCTTTCGAAATGATATTGTGCTTTGTTGACTAATCCCTCACTCACAATAATTTCCTTATATCATCAATTAAAAAATCTACTACATCAGAATGAATTTGTTTACCATCATGACCATTATCTCTTGCTTTATCATTAGATTTGTTATGTATAATTTTTAAACTATCTTTTTCTATAAATCCAAAAGGTTTATTACCACTTTCAAAATCACCAGACCAAGTCCAATGATAAACGGGAACATCTAAAGCTTTCCATAAAGTATCTACAGAATAGAAATTAAAAAAAGTATCTTTATAAACTTCTCCATATTCTTTTAACCATCTAGTTTTATACCAACGACTATCTTTATTTGAAATATCACTATTCACTTTAAAATTAATAAAATTTAATTGAGAGTGAAAGGATTTTTTAAATGTAGGTAGTCGTAGAGTATGTGCAAAGCTTCTTCTAAAAGCTTGTGGCCATTGATAAATTACTAATTTTGGTTTATGTTTAATTAAGTTTTTAACATACAATATAGTATTGTTATAACAAATATCACTACCACTACCATGTTTTGCTAAATTAAAAACATCAATACCAAGTTCTTTACATAACTTCTCACACCATATATCCTTTTGATATAATCCAACACCCTCTGTATAACTACAACCAAATACTAAAGCAAAGTCTTTATCTAAATCATTTATGTTTTTAGTTCTATATCCCCATTCATTAAAATTATATACTAAGTCTTCACTATTTTCATATTCCCAACCAGGTTTATTATTTTTATTATACTCTGCTTCAGAATCAGTACTCCAAAATTTTAATGTTTGTGATTGAACCTCATCATCAATTAATATAGGATAATCTTTGAACTTCCTCTGCTTCAATTTTAATAATCTCAGCTTCACTTGAAAACCTTTCTTTTAGATATATCATAATAATTTTCCCAACTATAAACATCTTCATTTACTTCTGGTACTGAATCTATTAGTAATATTCCTCTAGCAGCATCTTCAGGTATCATATTCATATGCCAACCTATAATAGCAAATTCATCATCTCCATAATGTACATTCATATTACGACCATCATGACTTGCAAGTTTTAACCATTCATATTCTTTTTTATCATCGGTTAGTATCATACCACCTGCACCAATCGGAATTCTTTTTTTAACTTGAAAAGATACTACTTGTAAAGCACCATCACCAACATACATATCTTTTGTCCATCTTGTAGCACCATCTACAAGATTAAATGGTTCTAAATCATAAATACCTTTCCATTTTATATCTTCAAACTTAACTTCAAAACCTGCATTTATAACAGTCATTGGAACTGAAATATAAGTTCTTGATGGAACTGTAATTGTAGTTGGAAAATCTTTTTGATTTCCATACATAGCTTGATAATACTTTAAACATAAAAATATTCCACTACTTGAACTATTTACAGCAACACCATATTTACTACCTGCAAACTTTGCTACCTTTTTTTCAAAAATATCAATGATATCAATTGGGTCTGAAAAATCATATCCAGCTTCTTTTAATTCAGTAAGTTCTGAACGTTCTTTTTTTCCTAATTTTCCATAAGGCCAAGGTAAGTATTTTACATCATCCATTTTTTTCTACCATGTTTATATAATCATCTCTATCTGATTTTTTAAATTTATTTTCTGGATATATTCCTGGTATTTTATTATAATCTTGTGCAAAAGTACTCCATGTTGATTGTCCAAATTTAATTAAAAATGAACAATGAGCTAAAGAAAACAAATCCACTATATTTTTGAAAACATATCTATGAAATCCAGATGGTGCTTCCAAACTTTTATTGCGTCTCATTTCTCTCCTAATTACAGGTGAAGAATTAACAATACTATCATAATCAACAATATCATATTTATCATAAAATATTTGTAAATTACTTTTAGGAATATCTGTACTAATATAAAACTTTTGATTTGGGTTTATTTTTAACATCTCATCCATCACATACATATAAGTACTATTATTAATAGCAGTATAACCAATTGAATCTCCTGTATACTTACATATAAAATTTCCATTCTCATCAACCCAACCCTTTAATTCTTCCACACGTTCCTCTAATGTTTGTGATTTATTTTTTCCAGCTACATTTATATCTATTGTATCTAATAGTTCTTTATGATCAAGTTTCCAATCTATTGGTTCACCATTTCTAAAATTTTTATCATCATCTTCATCTCTATGAACTCCAGTAGGCCATCTTCGTATATGTATTCCTACAACATTTTTTGTATTTTGTTTTATATATTTATCGACAACTTTATTTTCAATAGTTATTAATTGGAAAGGTCTACTTATTAATTCAGGAGTATCACCTACAAATTCACTAAATTCATCTATAAAATTAAATCCAAAATCTGCATACCAATCTTTATTTATATCTAACCTATAATCTTTGGTTTTTGACATTTTACCCATTAATTTTTTCGTAATTGGATCGTGTCCATAATAAAATTTTGCTGCTATAACATTATATCTTTTATCTCTTAAATCATCTGTTTTAACAATAGATGTGTGTGGAATATTCAAATATTGTAATTCTGGCCAAAAAGCTTGTTCAACTAATATATTAAATTTAAAATTATTAACTTTATTTATACCATAAGCTATTTCCCAATGCATAAGTCTATTACACAATCCTGTATCTTCTGGTAACATAGACCCACCCCAGGGTTCTTTCCATCTTAAATTATTCATCAATTCTTTTTTTCCATGTTTCAGGTAATTCTCTATCTTGTTCTAAAGAAAAGCCTGTCAATACATATCTTTCTGCTAAAGCCCATGTATTTGTTGGTGTTACCCAATGTCCTATTCTAGCACCATGATTTGTTAACACTAATCTATTTGGATTTGGTAATATTGTGCTTATATTATTGTTTTTTGTAAAATGCAATAACCCACCCCAATCATATTTCCATTGTGTATCATTGACATAAAATATGTATCCACACAAACCCATATAATCATCATAATGTAATCTGATAAAATCTTTACCATCGTTTTGATATTTATTTGCTTGATGCATAAATCTATCAACTTTGTTTTCTGTAAGTTTAAGCATACGTGGTTTTATATAATCTTCGAAAACTTGTTCAAATATTTCATGTTTTAATATAGACTTACTATCCCACATATGAGCTAAATAATCTTCATTTTCTGATGGGAAGTTTTTATCATTTTCTGTTTTCCAAATTTCATATCTTCCTTGTCTGATTTGTGTAACCTCTTCATAATCTTTTGCATATCTACAGACATCATTTATTTTATTGTACATATGCTCAGGTAATAAATCATCAATTATTACATAACCATTTTTTTCATAATCAGAGAACATGATTTTCCTTATACCATTTGATTGTCTTTTCTAATCCCTCTTTCAATGTGTATTTACATTTCCAACCTAACTCATTCATTATCTTTGTAGAATCAATTTTACGTACTGGTATCATTGGTTTCATACCACCTACGTATTCTATTGGTGCATCATAGTTTTCAATTTCCATACACATTGATAATACTTCATTTACAGAATGGGCTGTATTACTTCCAATGTTCCATATAGAATAATCATCTACTTTTTTGACAATAAGTTCTAAAGCAGTAACCACATCATCTATATGAATCAAATCTCTTATTTCAGAACCATCTCCCCAAACTTTAATTGGATTATGTTTATCTACTACTTTTCTAATTGTAGCAGGTGTTACATGACATTTATCAAAATCCCATTTATCTCCAGGTCCAAATATATTCGCAGGTCTAACAACTATACACTGCATAGTTTTATCTAAACGATTAGAATACATATCACATAATACTTCTGCATATCTTTTCATCCAACCAACAGGAAAATATGCAGGATATGGTTCATCAAAAATATAGTCAGTTTCTTTTACTGATCTCTCATTTGATGGTGGATAAATTGTAGAACTACTGATAAAAATAAACTTCTTCACACCACTATGATAAGAAGCATCCATTACATTAGCATTCATAGCGACATTTGGTGTAACGTGAACTAATGGTGATTTCTCTGTATCAAAAGCGTTTGATGTATTTGCTGCACAATGAATGACAGTATCATAACCCTCAATAATACTTTTACATTTACTTAATGATGTTAAATCTGCATCCTTTGAACCAATACCATCAACATCCATTCCTTTTTCTTTTAAGTGTATATATAAATTTGAACCAATCAAACCTGTATATCCTGTTATTAATATTCTCATAATGCTGCCCCATATGTTAAAGGAAATCCATTTCTAAAATGACTTGTATCATTATTTATTATTATTTGATAAGCCATTATTAATTCTTTTATACCATCATCTAAATTATATTTAGGTAGCCAACCTGTGCTTTCTACTTTTTCATTACTTACAATGTAATCTCTTTTGTCAGGATCCTCATAATAATCAGAATAAGTAATAGCAAAATCTGAAATATATTTTTTAATCAACTCAGCTAATTGTTGTTTGTTAATATTTGCATCCGATAATCCTACATTGAATATCTCACCTCTATGTATATCACGAAGAACAACCATCCATTCAAATACTGAAGCTACATCTCTGATATGAATATAGTTACGAACTGCTTTTCTTTCAAAGATAGTAATATATTTATCCGTCAATGCTTTATAAACAAATTCATTAACTAATAAATCTAATCTCATTCTTGGTGATACACCAAACACCGTAGCAAATCTAAAGATAATTGCATTACCATTTTGTAATAATATATCTTCTGCATTACATTTGGTTATTCCATAATGACTAATTGGTTGTAATTTTTGGTTTTCCTTACATATACCACTTGAACGAGTTCCATAACCACTATTTGTATTTGGAAAAATAATAGTTTGTTCTTTAGATGTATTAGTTATTAAATCATATATCTGATTATAATTTACCTCTTCTGCTAATTGTTTATCTTTTTCACAAGCAGGAAAACCAACTATCGCAGCCAATGGTATTATCACATCTGCTTTCTGTACATACTCATTTAATTTTTTATAATCTCTAACATCACCGTATACAAATTTAAAATTAGATTTATAGCATAAATCACTCAATGTTAATTGATTATACATTAAGTTATCATATACAGTTACATCATATCCCTTATTTACTAAAAGAGGTGTAATAACTGATCCTAAATATCCTGCTCCACCTGTAATTAATATATTCATCTAATGTATGTAATCTCCTATATGTTTTGAAATACATAATCTATTTACTTCTGTACCTCTATTTAATTCTTTATGTTCGTCTCCACCAAAAGCAAACCCAACACAATCACTTTGTTCTAAATTGTGTTCTTTACAAAATTTTTTAGATTCATTTCCCCATGTTTTCCAAGCATAATCTGGTTCAAACTCTTCTAATAATTTAATACCAATATATGCTGATAAATGATTGAATTGTTTCCATTCATTCATAATGTGTATATTATCATCATGATATTTTCGTGAATATCTCACACCAGCTCTTAATTTATTAGCATCATGAAAACCTTTACTCAAACTAAAGGTAATATCTTCAATACAACTATATTTTGAAAAATCAAAATCAATATTTTTTGCAATTAAATACCAAGCACAATCAATTAATACAGGAGCTCCTACTTCTTCACACTTGTCTAATACTTCTTTCATTCTTGGATGTTCTTTACAATAATCAGAAAATGGTAAACTTATAATAACTGCGTCATTAAAAGAAATACCTGCATCATCAATATAATCCCAATCATGATATTTCTTCCAATTAGCTTTATGATAAAAGAACTCACCTTTAAAACATTTAAATCTTCTTTTGTTGTGTCTCATCCAAAATGAATCAAATGCTTGACTTGTTCCATTAATATAAGCCTTATATTTAAAATCCTCTAAACCACTCAATTTATTATACTTAGATGCCTTTATATATTTATCAAATACATTACAAAATCCTTGTGATATTGTCTTAGCTTGGAAAAATAATACATTACCATAATCATCTTTCTCTGTATTTATTTTTTTTAAAATAGTATTCCAAAAATGACTAACATCTTTATCTGGAACAGCTTTTTAATTTATCAGGATCTAACTCTGAATAAAATTCCTTTTGTCGTTTTTTTATAAATTCATATTCTTTAGCTTGTGCATCAAAATCTTCTCTCAGAATACAAGGTATCAAAACTTCATTAATATCAATATGTGGATATTGTGTTAATAAAATATGTTTTACACAAACCATACGATGAGATCCATCCCACATTTCATAATCGCCTGTATCAAATTGTGGTCTAATACATATAGGTTCTTTCATACCATGTTCAAGAATACTTCCTTCCATCATTTCATATTCCCAAGTAGCTTGTTTTTTAAAATCTTCTGGACTATACCAATTATGAATAAACATTTCAGCATCTACTGCACCAACTCTTTTAGGACTTGTATGATTGCCAGGATGTACTTTACCATCATTACCAGTCCAACGACCAGTTCTTATTACTAAATGTTTCATTTTAATATAAAGTACTTCTTCTCTAACTTCTTCAAAGATATTTTCTATTGCTAAAAATTTTAATTCTTCCATTATATATGTCCTTATATATGTCCTGTTAATTGTAATGAATATCTATAGTCTATTCCTATATTTGATGCAGCGTGTTCCATATCGCCTGGCCACCAAACCCAATATCCTGCTTTCCAATCTACAATTGGTTTACCATTCACTTCAAGATAGTGACCAGGTTTCCAATCTTCTAACAAAAGTAAAACTCTCTCTGATTGACGTTGCGTAAGATTAAATTTTTTTGTATATTCTTGATATAAATCTGCGTGTGTAGGTAATATAACTCCTGTTTCCATTCTGTAAAAGTTAGCGCCAATATCTTTCCAACCAAAATCTTTTTCTAGCCACTCTACTATTTTAGATGTCCAACTCGGATGTTTCTCACCATGAGGACACATAGCTCCAGTAAAAAGTTCATCGGGATGTGTGTATCCCTCTTTTCTCCATCTTTTCATATCTTGAGGATTATTATGAACAACTTTATAATAATTTAAATCTTTATATTGTTCATCCCAAAATGGTTCAATACTTCCTAATCTAAATTTACTCATCATATAATCTCGTGTGTGTATATTCATCAGAATCATAAATACTTCTATGTGGTGGATCGTTTTCATCATAATCACTTGAACTAATATAGTAAAAAATTCTCAATGCAGTTCTTACCTGATTCTTAGGACAAGTTAATTGTTTTACTGAATGGTATGGTGATTCTTTTTTATTTTCAAACATTATAAATCGATTAAACATTGGTGCTACTTCATCAATCAACTCTCCATGCCTACCAGTCCAATATTGTTGATGACCACCCCAAGTTTCTTTCCAATCTGGATTTAAAAATAAAAAACAAGTTAATTTTCTATGTAATCTTAATCTATCATTCCAATTGAAATCATGATGAATTTTTAAATCTTTACCTTTTCTAAATCTACTAAATCCTGCTCCAACTAAGTGAGGGTCTGGCATCAGTCCTACAATACCTGTAAGTTGTTCTAATTCATAAATAAATTCTCCACTATGAAATAAATCGTAAGTTATTTTATGTGCAGTTTTTGTATAAAATAAATCATTATACTCTTCCATAGCAGAACCAGCTCTACTGAATAATGTCCATCCACCTTTTGGTGCACTTAAACATTCATCGTGTAATTCTAAACAAGTTTTTTCATCTAAGAAATTATCTACATAGATAAAGGGAACTTCAGATTCATCCCATTGTCTTTTTTTGTAAATCACCTTTATTGTTCTCCATTATTGATTTATAACGACCTTCTTTTCTTCCCCACCAAAATAAATCTCTACACCATTTAATATAATCACCTTTATAATTCTTTCCAGCATTTGAATCAACTGTTAATTCATAACCACCATTAGTTAAAGGTTTTCCTTTATTAATAACATCGTGAATATTATATGGTAACTTTAATTTATATGGATATTTTTTATCTGGATTAACTATTGCATTTTTTTGAAAATAAATTACAGTATCAAGAATAGTTTCATCTGAAATATAATTACTTTCTAAAATAAAATCTTTAATTTCTTGATAAAATAAATCTACTTTTTTCCAAATCTTTACAATAGAACCCTCATCAAATTCCCAAGTTCTTTTATCTTCTAAATACCATCCCCAATGACGATCATTAATAAACACATCTTTTAATGCAACTTTAAACTCTTTTATCTCTTTACCTAAGACCGTATCTTGTTTATTAGAAAAATATTTATGTAATTTTTTATAAAAATCTTCAAAAGTTATATTAGAATAATTCTTTAAAAATCTAGACACAAACTGAGTTAAACCAAAGAAATGAGTTATCATTATAAACCATCTAAATTCATGTGCTTGTAACAATTCATCAAAACTCATAGTAGCTGTTTGAATCGCTATATTTTCCTCTTCACTTTCATCTATTTCAGTTTCAGTTATATGATAATACAATGCTTTAGTCTTGGTATATTTAATTTTATACTTATCAATATATTCTGGATCACCAAATGGTGTATTTGGTAATATACTCAATGGATAAATTCCTAAATAATTATGAAGTCCATAATTCATCAATTTAAATATACCATCTTTAAAACTATCAAGAGTTTCTTCTGGCAAACCAACAATTAATTCTGCATATATCGGTAAATTAATTTCATTACATTTATCAATAAATTCTTTCATATCATCACCAACAATATTTTTTCTCATTACTGCTTTTAAAGTATCTGGATTAAATGATTGTAAAGCCATAGTTAATCCTTTTGCCATATTACCATCTTTTAATTTTTGAGCAATAGGTATAAGTTTTATTCCTCTATCTTTTGCCCAATCATTTCGAAACACCATTGGAAAACCATATTTCTTTTTCAATTCAACTAAAAGTTCTGCTATTTTATAATCTCTTTCAAAATATAATCCAAAATTAGAATCTGCATTATCAATATACTCAACTTTATTTTCTGCCATCCACATAAATTCTTTTTGTATCTTCTGATAACTTTGTGGTTTTATTTTTTGAAAATATAAATCCCCAATCTCACAATAAGTACATCTATAAGGACAACCTCTAACAGATTCTACTGTAGCAGTGAAAACATATTTATCTTTCCACTTATCAACAAATCTATCCATCAATCCATTTAGATATGGACTTGGCATAGAATCAATATCTGCAATTCTTTGTTGAGTTGGATTTGTTTTAAATTTATCATCTTTAAGTTTGTATGTAATACCATTTACTTTTGACCAATCTTTATCTTTTAAATTTTCTAATAAAATTTGTTCAAAAGTTAATTCTCCCTCACCATGAACTAAAATATCAACATACGGATGTTCTTTAAAAAAATCTTGTTCATGTTTTAATCTATCTGCTGATGGTTGATGTTGTCCACCATAAATAATAATACAATCTGGATATTTTTCTTTTACTTTTGTTGCAACTTCATTATTAAATGCCCAATTCCAAACAAAACAAGAAAATCCAATTACTGATGGATTGTCAATATCATCAACAAATTTATCTATCTCATCACGAACAAATAAAATATCAGTAAGATTATAATTCTTTTCTATAGTTTTATTTGTTTGACAATGAGACCAAAGCAAACCTGTAGAGTATGGTAAACGAACTTGTCTACCATCAAAAACATATGATGCTTCAATTAGATATAAGTTTTTAATTATTGTCTCCTATACGTATTACTTTACATCCCTCTTTATCTGGAATGTATCTCCATGGATCAATAATTATCGACTCATCATCAAAAGGGAAGTTTACAAAGTCCTCATGCTTAGTTCCGATAAAATAACATTGAGGAAGTCCATCATACTCTGACATATCTTGCCAATCACCAAAAGGTTCATCTATATAAGGATCATACATAGTTGCAGACAAACCTCTTTCTTTTAAAATATTAGATAATAATATTGACGGGCTTCCTGTAGTAATATTAGTTTGTGGTTTAAATGATTTACCAAGTATTGTTATAGGTAATCCATTTGATTCCTTTTCAATCATATCAGCTAACCACTCTGTCTGAACTTCTCTCTGTTTCATTATATTATCAAACCAATTAAACCTCAATCCAAGTTCATCACTCAACCAACTCAATGCTATGTTATCTCTTGGATGACAACCACCACCATCTCCCATACCACCACTTAGATACTTGTCTGAGATAATACGTTTGTTACACATCTTTAGTGCATTCATTACTTCATCTACATTTGTATTTGGTAGATGATGACACATCTCCATAAGTGTATTTACATATGCTATCTTAGTTCCTATAAAAGTATTATAAGCAACCTTAATTAATTCTGCGTTCTCAATAGTTGTTTCGTAGAATGGTGCATGATTAATTGTTCTGTAAAACTTCTTTGCTTTTTTTGCAGCTTCTTCATCATCTACACCAAACAAAATAATCTCTGGTCTAAGAAAGTCTTCCATTGTAGTTCCCATAGCAATAAAGAATGGATTATAACATAGTTTAGTATACTCACTTAATAAAGGTTTTATATCTCTTCGTATTGTGCCAGGAAGAACTGTAGATATAACAATTACAGTCATTTCTTTTTTCTGTTGAAACAACTCATAGTCAAGTTCAGTTAAACCATCAATCAAATAACTATAATCAAAATCTTCTCTTTCATCAGGTATTCTTGTTGTTCCCTCAAACTTCTCACCATGTGGTGTCTGTATAGGAACAAATATAATATCTGAATGTTCTACTAATTCTTTTACACTCTTGATTTCTATATTACTTTTATCTAAATAATCTTGAGCCCATATTTCTTTATATGGAAGTTTCTTAGTGTCAAGTATTTTCTTAACACTTGGTGAAGGATCGTAACCTATAACTTTATGACCTCTTATTTCTACTGCTAAAGCACAAGGTAATCCTAATTTTCCTAAACCCATAAATCCTACGTTCATTTTGATATCTCCGTTAAATCTTTTATAAATTCTCTTTCAAAAATTAAGTCAAAATCTAAAAAATTATTTTTATTATGTATTAATTTATCTTCTACACTTTTATATAATTCAGATAAATATTCATTACTCATATTACACAATCTTTTAATTTCTTTTTGTACAAATCTAAATCTTACATCATTATCTTCTATCTCATCATATGATTCATCAAACCATTCTGGAAAAGTTTCGAATCCATATTTTTTTAATAATTTTAAATAACCAATACCCACATCACTAAATACTATAAATGGATGATAATAAAACAATGGTTTATTTATTTTCTCTGAAAGCATCGTTCCACTATTAGTTTCAGCAACTATAGAAAAATAACAATCTTGATGATACTCCACTAAATTATCAGTTAAAAGATTTGACTCACCATTTAAAATTCTTTTTTTATCATCTTTGTGAGACCAGCTATTTGGTAAAATAACATCTTTATCTAAATAAGAAATGTGTCCTTGTTCTTTTACAAAATTATTCTCTTGATAAAAATTCCACATTTCATCTCTCGATGTAGTCTTTCTACCCATCAAACATATAAATTTTTTACTAAGTTCTTCATTTTCTCTTACATATGTATCTGTACATTCATGTGTGTGTAATTCTCTATTAGCGCATGTACATTCTTTACTTGACCACCCTTTTTTAGGTCCTCTCATAGTTAACATTCTAAGTAGATAAGATTGAAAATATATTACATTTATTTTTTCTTTAATACCCATTGTTTTACACCAATCAGAATAATGTTTTTCAACATGATAATCATTAGTAATAAATAAAATATCTTGTGGTGGTATCTTCGCTTCTTTAAGAACTTTATGTAAATTTATATGTAATTTACAATCCATCCAATGTGCTTCTGTATCTTCGATTATTACAACGAATCTTTTATTTTGTTCTTTCATCTCTTTATATTTTTCAATAAATAAATCAACATATAAGCTATCAGCAATATCTAGTTCAAATCTATTTTTATCTGGATACACAACACAATTATCAAGTAAATATTTCCAAGAATTTGAAGTCATTGATTTTCCATAATCTTCAAACATCATAAATCCTTTTAATTTTATCTGTAAATTGTTTTATTATTTCCTCACAGCTGAATAATACCTTTTGATTGTGAATACATTTTTCTTCAACCGATTCACAAATCTTGTGAAGTTCCTCTTGATTCATAGTACCAACTCTTAGTATTTCCTTTTTAATAAAAGCATCTCTTTTATCCATATCTTCTATCTCATCGTAAGACTCATCAAATAATTCTGGAAATGTTTCAAACCCATAATCTCTTAATTGTTTTAATGCACCAACAGAACACATCATAATAAATGGGTGTCCATGAGCTAATACCTTTGTTGTTTTTTCTGTTAAAAATAATGAATTAGGTGCAACAGTCCATTTGTTAGATTCTGGTATAAATGAAAAATAGGAACGATTAAAATAATATCCTAAATTATCTGTTTTTGCTGTAGAATTTCTTTGAGTAATATTTTTTATTATTCCACTATCTTCTAATACTATTGGATCCTTCCATTCATTGTTTCCAATATAACTAATATAATTACTATCCCATAAATTATTATCATTAAAAAATTTCTGTAAAGAGTTTCTATGTCGTGAATAGATTCCCATAAGACACATAAAATTTCTGTTAGGGTGTATAGGTCTATCTTTATATTTTATTATTTCATGAATATTAGTTAATTTATATTCAAGTGCTCTATGTTGAAATAAACTTGGATGTCCTATTACATTCATTTTATATTTTATATTTTTTTGTTCACACCATTTATTATATAATGTTTCAAAGTTACAATCTTCCGTCATCAAAATAACTTTTTTTGCATTTATATTTTCTAATAAAAAATTATGTAATTTTGTAAATGAATCTTCACCACTACGATTAAAAATATCACACTCCCAATATTCATTTAAATCTATTAATATAAATGATTTATCCAAACTATCCATTTTATTAATAGCTTCAAGTAATTCTTTTTCTTTTACTGGATTATCTTCTAATTCATAATTAAAAGGTCTTTCATCAAAAATAAAAATTTTATCAGTAATCAGTTTTTGTATATTAGAATTAAAATTATCCAAGTACATATTTTTTACCTTTTAAATCTTTACCTATCATCTCTATAATGTATTTAGAAAATTTACTCAATCGAAAACCTTTTTTAAAACAAAATGATCCTACATTCAAATTAAATTGTTTATAATAAAATTTACACAACTCTTCACCTAACGATTTAGTAAATTGATATTCATCTACATATATATCATCCTTTGGCATACAACTAATATAAAATATCTGAGCATATTTGGAATTTTCCCATTTATGTCCTATAAATTCTGTAATTCTTTCGTTATTTCTCCTATCTATATCTTCTTTATGTTGACCATGAATAGCAAATTCAAGCATATTTTTAGTACTAATAACATTAGCATCAAGTGAATCCATAGGAAACGAAATACCAGTATGTTGATATTCTTTAAAATGATCAACATTTTTAGCTACATCAAGTACATGAGTTAATCCTGCACAATGAATTATTATATCTGGATTTCCAATTTGATAACCATTTGTATGATAGTTTTCTGGCTGACCAAGATCACAATCTAATAAATTATCAAAAACTCTACCAGTTCTTCGTCTTACTTTCATACTACCATCTTTATCTTTATGATCTGGTCTTCTGTATGGTTTGGCTATATCACAAACTAAATACCTAACACCTAACATTTTTTTTGAATCATCTATTTTTTTACTAGTAGAATAATTGTCAAGAGAAATAATGTTAAGTTTAACATCTTTCTTTCCATCATATTCATAGTCTGCTTGAAAATTGAGTAATTCTCTAATCACACTTCTCCCAATAACACCTCCTCCGCCAGTTACTAATACTCTTAAAGAACTATCCTTCATTTGAATACCACTCTATAGTTTCTGTAATTCCATCTTCTAGTGTATAGTTTGGTTTAAACCCAACCGACTCTGCTCTACTTGTATCCATTTGTCGTCTCATATCACCATTTGGTTTTGTTGTATCATAATCTATTTCTTGTTCAAAATAATTTGCGATTATCTCTGCAATATCTGAAATTCTTACCTCTTTACCACTACCAAGATTTACTGGTACATTTATTTTATTTTCAACCATGTGTAACATACCACGAGCTACATCTTTAGAATAAATAAAATCTCTTATAGGTGAACCATCACCCCATACCTCTAATATATCATTGTTGTCGTGATATGCTTTTTTAATTAATGAAGCTATAACAGTAGATTCATCTCCAAAATTATCGTGAGGTCCATATATGTTAGCAGGTCTAACTATAGATATATTATCATATCCATATGTAGCTCTAATAGCATAACAACTTAACTCACCCATCCGTTTTATATAAGCTGGAACTTTATCATTCTCACTTGGAACTTTATTCCATACATCATCTTCTTTATAATATTCACTTGGTGGATAAACTCCGATTGAACTTGTGTATAAAAACCAATCTGGTTTCCATTGTCCAACTGCCTGTATAACATTAGTATCAAACTGTACCATTGGTAAATAATCTGCAGGTTTTTCTTTTGCTCTAAGTGGTGAACCTTTAATTCCTGCTAAATGATAAACATGATCATAATCTGCAATTATACTTGTATTGGTTTTAAATGTCATATCACAAGGTTCATAATCAACATTATCTGGCAAATCTTGTGGTATCTTAAAACCAACATCTGCAACACAAACCTCATCGTAAACCTTAGAACACAACTCTGTAAGTTGTCTTCCAACCATTCCTCTTCCACCTATTATGAGTGCAGTTTTATTTATCATTATAATAGTCTCCATACTCTATCAATAAAGTTGACCTATCAGCATTATATGCATTTTCAAATTCTCTAAATATATCATCTGGCTCTTCTAATAACACTACGTCTACTTCATGTAACATTGATTTAAAACTCATAGTATAATCTTGTGTATGTTGAACACCACCATTAAGTGGATTCTTAGAACCAATTGAAGTTCTCATAATAACTTTAGGTTTAAATGTACCCTCTGTCATATGTTGCATTTTATCTAAGTGGTTTACCAAACTATCCATACACCTTAACATAAAATCAAATCGTGGAAAACAACAAATAGGAACTAAACCATTCATAGCCATTCCTGTACACATACCCATTTGAACTTCTTCAAATACTGGTACTTCAATCCTTTTATCAATATCTATTGTTTTTAAAGTATTGTATATTGCATTACCACTATAAGCAACTGATTGTCCGATAAAAGTTGTATCTTCTTTTTTAGCCAACCACTCCATACTTCTTATTAGTTCATCTTTATACTTCATTAGAATAACACCCAATTTCCTGTTCCATGATGTGGGTAATCACTTTTATATTCATAGTGATATACATCTGCTGGTACTGTTTGCTTTCCACCCCAAGTTTCATCAACTGGAGTATTAGTGGAAAGATTATTATCTTCAATTACAAACTCTAAAGGTAAGTTAAAGTTTCTGGCATATTTATATGTCTCATAAAACAATCCTGTTTCAAAAGTCATATCACCCACAAAACACCAAACCTTATTCTCCTCACCTTTCATTTTAATTGACATAGCAGTTCCAAGAGCTATCGGTAATATTCCACCAACAATAGATGATGAATAGAATTTTGGTTTATCTGAATATACACTCATACTCTTACCACGAACAATCATATCCATAAGTGTATCTCTTGGAATACCATGCAGTAATGCATGATAATGATTTCTCCAACTACAAAATACCCAATCATCTTTATCAATGTTTTTAAATATTTCAATTAATGGTTCTTCATTATTAGAACTTAAATGAACTGGTGCTTTAATCTCACCAGCTTCATATCTCTCTTTAACTTCTGTTTCAAAGTCTATTAAATATTGTTTATCCATTTTGACACTACCTCTTTTGCAAATTTGTTATGTGCTATATTAGATGGATGTTCATCTACTGCTGATCCATCTCTATTTTTTCTATCTCCTGTAATATATCTTTCTTCAAATGGTAGATTATCTACACTCCATTCTGTTATACCACCTAATTTTTTGTGAAACCAAAAATTATCCCAATCTATCATTTTCCACAGGTGTCTTATTTCGATAGGATATCTTGGTATCTTTGGTAATTGATAAAATATATTCCAACCACCAAACATTTTGTATTTAATATCTTTAGATTTAAAATACCATTGTAGTCTTAAAATATGTTCTAAAGTTTTTGTTACAGAAAATACTTCATTACTATAATATTTGTAATGATACTTTGACATCGATTCTTTAGCATAACTATGCTTTAACCACATCATATTTTTATTAATTCTTGTAACTGCTTCCCAATTTATATTACCCTCACCCGTACCTCCGCCATCTAATGCTGGTATAAAGTGTGTAAGTAAATTTTTATCTGTTTTACTACTAGCGTCAATTATATCTACTAAAAATTCTTCTCTTTCAGGTGCAGTTAATTGAACACAAACATAATCAACTTTTAAATTTAATTCTAATAATTGTTCTACTTTATAAATTACTGCTCTTGATATGTAACCATTACCTGCTCCTGGTAAAGCAGTATTATATACTTTAGATTTTGGAATGATATCTTCTAAATGTAATGCCCAACTTTTATAACCACTCTCAGGTTGATAATCATCAAGATTATCCTGCATACCATGAGAAGCATAATCTATACAATTTCTTGTTTCAGTAAAACTACATCCAGCTGTAACTATATTTTTCTTAACTCCTTTATATCTGATACTCATCTATCTCTCGCACTCAATATTGGTTTAACTCCAGTAGGCCAATCAATACCCAATCTAACATCATTCCATTTCAATGTCTCTTGTCCATCAATATCAACATAATCTTCTGGATAAGATTGTGTATAATGAAACAAACATTCATCACTTAGACAGAGATGTCCATTAGCAAAACCTGGTGGTACTAAAACACTCAAATGATTTCTATCTGTAATTGTAAAGCTATCCCATTTTAAATAATTGACTGAATCGGGACGATTGTCCACTACGACTAAATATATTTCTCCCCACACACAACTGATATATTTCCAAGTAACACCATCTGTGTGTAATCCACGTAATACATCTTTTCTAGAACGGGTAAATTTAGATATTTTCCATATATTATTTTTTGGTAAAAGATTACGACCTTTTTCCCAAAACGTCCACATTTCACCACGATAATCGTGAAATGGTTTTGGTTGAAGTAATTTCACCTCAGGAAGTATTTCTGATCCTGTAACTTTAGTTTTAAACATAAAAAAAGCCTCCAATTCAGGAGGCATCAACTAATTTGATGCCACTCTTGTTTTATAGTCATTTGTGTAGAGAGTTTGGACTTTCAAGTTTTCACTTGGGTTAGCTCTACCCGACTCATATATAAATATCATTATTGCGTTAAAAAATACAGTTTATTATACAAATCTGTAAATGGATTAGGATTATATTCTAAAATTCGTCTCCAATTATGTAATAGTACTTCATCCATACTATAATACCATTTATGTATCTCTTGTTTACTCATATTACACAATCTTTTAATTTCATCTACTATCATCAACATTCTTTTTTCACAATCTTTTTCTTTATCATATGATTCATCAATCCAGGGAGAAAAAGATTTAAATCCTAATCTTCTTAAACTATCCAATGAGTTTGGTGGACCTATCCAAATAAACGGATGAAACTGCCCAAGTGGTTTCCAAAACTTTTCATCAGGATGAAACCAGGGTGTATCAAAACTTGTAGAAGTAACTAAAGAAAAATATGCATCATTATAAGTTTTAGGATAAATTCCTTTCCAAGAAGATATATAACCATCAACCAAAATATCACTTGGAATATCTATTATCATTGGTGATTTTTCTTTTACCTTTTCCCAATATGGTTTAATTTCTTCTTTTAATTTATCTGAATATATTGGTGTTTTCCAATTTCTCGAAGATGGTTTCCAGTCATCTCCATCTTCTGTATTTATTCTATCTATCGATCCTAAACTAACTAAACCTTTATCTAATAAATTTTCTTTTAATAAAAAAGATATCAATACCGTTCTATGTAATTTTGGTGATCTATTATAACATAAAAAATAGTTATTTCTTATTTTTTCATAATCAAGATTTTCTAATTTATTAATTCTACAATCAGATGTTGCGTGTTTATAATCTTGTCGATAAACTGTAGATACGTGGTTGTAATAATAATCTATACTAAAAATATTATCTGTTTGTTTTATATTTGGATTATTAGTTAAAAACATAAAATTGTTTTCGGAAATAGAATTATCATTACAAAATTTATTAACATCTTTATAAAAGTCTTTATGATTATCTCCCTCATGAATATAAGATATACACAATATAGCATTACCATTTTGAATATCTTTAAATACATCTTTATTAATAAGTTCTAGTAAAGATTCGAATAAATCAGTATGTACACTTTGTGGTTCTACCACATAAATGTATTTTTTACTTCTATCATTAGTTAATACTATTTTAAATTCACTTTGATAGTTTTTATAATTTTGTTCACCAACTGCTTTTGTTATTAAAAAACCAAAATGACTAAATGTAAATCCTTTATTATTCGGTGTACAATTTGGAATTAAATTTAATTCTTCAGCTGATTGATTTTTCCAAACTATATCTTTAGATAAACAATCGTAATATAACCTTATTTCTTTCACTTAACTACTTTTTCATAAACTTTTAAAAATTGTAAACCACTTTTTTGTAAATGCGTATTTGTCATAAAATGATTATAATTATGAATCAATGTATCTGATTGTTCTCCATACCAATCTAATAATTCATTAATTGACATATCACATAACCTTTGCATTTCTTTTAATAAAAGAGTAGTTCTTTTTTCAGGAATATATTCTGTATCATAATACTCATCTATAAAAGGTTCAAAAGTTTTATAACCATTTTTTCTAAGATATTTCATTGTATCTGGATTTGTCCATGTTAGAAAAGGATGAAAATTAAGTATACACTTATAAATTTTCTCTGAATAAAATACCATATTTGTAGAATAATGCCAAGTTTCATATACATAAGAAAACATTGTATTCTTATATATTTCACTATCCCAATGATGGAATGAATCAAGAGTATCAAAATGTTTTTTATCAACTGTTAAAGGAAGTTTAAGTAAAAAATCTTTTACATTTTTTGCAGAACGTACTTTATAAAGAAATTTACTTCTACCTAAATCTGTTAATTCTGGTTTAAGTCTTGTTTGATACTCATCTACTATATCTGCTAATCGTGGGAAATCTTTTAATGTTTTATTAAATTCATAATCATCCAAACTAGCACAATCACTAAAAGTTACCTCACCCTCATTAGCCATTTCAATTTTACTTCTATCTAAATCTTTAAAGACAGAACGGATATCCCATTTAGCAAGAATAGCTGACACAGAACCTTTTTCTAATAAATTAAAATAATTAAGTGCCATATGATGAAATACTCTTGGCATCTTCCATCTTCTCATCAAACAAAGATAGTGTTTTAACTTATCTATATTTTTAAATTTATAATTAAAGTTATCTTCAAATGTATCTTCTAAATGTGAATAATCTGATGATATTGCTCTTTCACACCAATCTAATAATATCCAATTAACTGGAGTCTTATTATTTTCTTCACACCATTTTTTATAATTTTCAGGATCTTTATGATTAGCACTTAATATAACAATTTTATCGACAGGAAAATTTTCTTCTTCAGCACGTTTATGAATAGTTTCTGCAATATGTGGATTGTCTCCCATATCAATTCTACTTAACCAATCACTACCATCCATTGGAAATCCCTCAAATGACATATCAATAGTTACTAATACCTTACCATCTCTAATATGTTGTTTTGTATGTTCTTTAATATTATGAAACAAAGTACCTCTTTCATTTTCACCACCACACCAAAGTCTTGGCCCTCCGTTTGTAGCTATCAAATATACAAATGATTCACCATCTTTTATAAAATCTGTAGTATCCTTATGGGTTAAATCATATCTAATAGATAAATGTCTACTTAATATATTAACAATATTGTGCCAAGCGTTTGTTGGCTGATAGTTTGAATCAAATAGTGGAAGTGTGTCTGAATCATTTGGGTATGTTCCATCAGGAGAAAAACCACTAAAGTCTTTCTGTATAACTTTTTTTATTTCTGGTTCTTGAGAATAATTGTAATAATCCCAACCGAATTTAATAGTCTTGTTCATAATACTTTATATAACTCCATAATTTTATTTATTGTTTCTTTGGCTGGGTTTAATTTAACAAAATGTTTAAAGTTGTGAACAAGAACATCTGCTTGTTTAACATACCAATCCAATAATTGTGTTTTACTCATCTCACATAATCTATTAACTTCTGATAACAACATCTTTGACCTTTTATCAAAATCTTTTTCATCATCATAACTTTCATCAATATATGGTGAAAATGTTTTATAACCTAAATTTTTTAACTGTTTAAGTGAACCATAATTTGAAACTAAAAGAAATGGATGAAAACACATTATATCTTTCCAAATTTTTTCTGTTAGATATATCGTATCGTTACTTGTAGCAAATGTATTATAAGTATATGAAAAGAAAGTGTTATTGTAAAAACTTTCATCCCAAGCTGTAAATCCATTCACATCATCAAAAGATTTTTTATCAATATACAATGGTAATTTGTTTAGTAAATCTTTAATATTATCATGATGTTTAATTTCGTCATTATTAAATAATTCACATTGTAAATTAATAGTTAAAGAAAACTTATCAATTATATCTTTATCAGAAATAATTTTATTAAGTTCGTAATCTGTATTATCTTTTAATTTATCTTTTAATTTTTCTGATATATATGGTGAATTAAATAATCTTTCTTTTGATAAAATAAATGAAGTTAAACCTTTTTCGTGCAATCCATGATAGTTTAATCCTAATGAATGAAATAGTCTCCAATCCTTAACTAATTTACAAAGACATAAAAAACTTTTCATATCAGATAAATTATCTTTTTTATAATTAAAAGCCTCTTCAAATTTATTTTCAGCCCACTTATCTAAAGAATCAACACCTATATTAATTTCTGGATTAACATCATCAGTTGAAACTCCAAAACCATTCCAAACATCTATTGTACTTAAATGATATTTGTTAAGATTAGGTATAGGATTTGGTTCACGATTTTTCATAATAACTTCTGTCCAATTAAGAACCATTTGATTCATAGATTTATATTTGTCTTCTATCTTATAATTGGATGTTAAATAAACTATATTATCTAATGGAAAATTTTCTTTAGTTGCTAAATTATAAATTTCTTCTCCTATGTGTTCATAGTAACCTGCTTCCGATATTGACATATCATCTATAGATTGCATTGGAAATCCCTCATCTGACATATCCACTACTAATAAAACTTTACCTTTTCTGATATATTCTTTAGTATGTTGTTTTATGTTAATAAATAATTTACCTCTGTCTTCTTTCCAATTATGAGGTCCAGATTTAGTTCCGATGATATAAATAAAAGGTATATCTTTTTTAATAAGATGTGTTGTATCGAAATTATATACCTTAAAGTTTTGATTATAAAAATATCTCATTACACTATATAAATTATGCCAATCATTAGTTGTTTCATAATCATCAAACAATGGTAATGTATCAGCATCGTTTGACCAAATATTAGTTGGTCTAATATGAGAAAATTTTTCTTCCATAATCTTTTGTATATTTGATTGTTGAGACCAATTATAATAATCCCAACCAAAATAAACATCATCTAAAAGACTTTGATCGACATATAAAGGATATGGTGATATACCATTGTTTGCTAAAGTTATATCATCAATCATAAACAAATTCATCCAAGTCAGGAATATAATTAATTATGTGTTGTTTTCTGTGCATATCAAGTTTTTTTGTATAAATTTTAAATTTGTATATTGCTTCTTCATCATCTAAAGTTTCTTGAAGTGTCGATAAATTACTTTTTAAAATTCCTAACCATTGTTCTTCACCTGCACTCCACTCTACATCTTTTTTACTCTCAATAAAATTATCTATTCTCCCTATAGCAAGATTTTTTAATTTAGTTGGTAATATTCTACAATCATACCAATTAGGATATGTTACCCAATTACTAAAAGGAATTCTCCAAAAACCCAAATCACCTAATGAGTATACCCACTCTAATAACTTATCATAATTCAAAACATTCAATGCTTGAAATGTAGAATGAACTTGTAAATCCATACTAAGTCCCTTTTTCCAATCAGATACCTGTTTTATATTTTTTTCTATCTTATCCCATCTAGATGGATATCTAATATAATCATCAACTTCTTTGTAACCATCAATACTCACTCCAAGATAAATATGTCTAAATTCTTTCCATATATAAAACAACTCATCTTTTAATACAGTAAGATTTGTTGTATAAAATAAAACCATATTTTTTGCAATACCATGCTTAATACATTGGTTAAGAAAATCTGTATGTTCTTTTATGATTAAAGGTTCTCCACCAAGAAAATTAACTTGCTTTAAATGCTTAAAATTATTTTCAAAGAAATCATCACTTAAAAATCTATCATCTACTGATATGTTTGTTGTCGGTAATTCAAAATTATCCTTATATAATAATTTAGATTCTTTTTCCCATAAGTTAGAATTATCTACATTACACATTCTACATATCAAATTACATTTATTACCTACAGTAAAATCTAAAAAAGTAACATATGGATCGTCAATCCGACCCTTATCATTCATAGACTCTAACATAATCTCTTTATAGAAACCACTTGCTAAAGTATTATTCCAAATAGTTCTATAACTTTCAGCACCATTATCCTCTGTTTGCCAACATCTAAAACAACCAGGGTCTTTTTTGTTTTCTAATATGTTTTTTCTTATTCTTGTATGTACATCACTATTAAATGCTTTTTCCATAGTAAAGTGTGGATTTGTAATTGATATTGGATTACCATCTTTGTCTTCTGGTATTTCATAATTATTACAACAAACTCTAACCTGTCCTTTTTGATCAAAGCTTAATGAAGTAAATAAATGTGAACAAAAATATTTTAAATCTTCCATTAGTGTTTTCCTGTCATAAAAGTTCTTTTTAAATTAATTTTATATTTTTCAATATCTAAAGCATCAAGATAATTTGGTACACCATATTTCTTTTGTAAATATTCTTCATCCTCATATCTATCATTTAAATTTCCAATATCATGAAATCTATCATGAAAACTAATATCATATAAACTAATAAGAGTTTGTTCTTCTTTAGTTTGTGATAAATGAATGTGACCAGGATGAACTGGATTTTTATCCTCTTTAAATTTTCTAATAATCTGTTGTCTTCTATCTGTCCATGCTTGTTTATGTGAATATTTATATTTAATAGGTAATTGTATATGTACTGTTTTCTTTGCTCTCTCATCTATCGTTAATTTATTATCTATAGATAATCTATAAGTACCATCAAAATTTGATTCCCATTTAAACTTAGTAACCATTCTAGCACCATCTATATTTCTTTCACTATAATCTTCATCAAACTCAACCTCTATTTCATAAGGACCATTTAACTGATGCATTAACCAACACCAAACTCTTATTTCATTTCTTGTTTCTATTTTTATAGTATCTTCTATACTGACTGAAGGATCGTATTCTCCTGTTTCTGGTATATTAGCAAACTCCAAATAAGGAACATTATAATCTATATCTTTTATAGCAAATTGATGTGGAAATTGTCTTCTATTATGTGTTTGTTGCCAAAATGTTCCATTATGTTTTGGAGTCCATTCTTTAAATTCTTTTTGATTAAATATAGAATCCTTATCTTTAAACTTCAAATATTTTATATCATCACTTACAGTCCAAAACCCTGAATAATATATCTTATATATGTTCAAAAACATATGACATAACTTTAATCTTAAAAATCTATTAATATATGTATTTTTTAAATCCCAACTAATCCAATCATAAAATATATTTCCCAAATCAGTAATATTAAATACATCTCTATATTGATCAAGTGCCGTACCTGGAGTTACTCCTGCAGGAAATTGATTTGCTGCTACTACAGGAATATAATGTTTGTTCTTATATAAGAAATATAAACTGATTATCCAATCAACGTGATTTTCTTTTGGGTATCCTGATATCCAATTAGCATCCATACGAATACCATTTCTCCAACATGCTTCCCAAAGTTGTTCTACTCCCTCAACTGTCTGTCTCTTTTCTATAACCTCAAGTATCTTAGGTGTTCCACTCTCCACTCCAATAGACAACCACTTAAATCCTGCTTTAGAAGCTACTTTCATTAAATCATTATTCATCTCTTTATGTGTTCTTGCATAACCACCAAAACTTAAATCTTTTAGTCTTGGGTCTTTCTCTACTTCTTTAGCCATCTCATTTACAAATACTTTGAATTGTGGCATAGAACCATTGACAAGAGAATCTACAAATGAGAAGTGTGTAACTCCATACTTGTTAACTTGTTCAAGAACTTCTTCTTTAATATCAAGACCTTTTCTAAATCTAAAAATTCTTGTCTCTGAACAAAATGTACATTTATAAGTACAACCACGTGAACCTTGTAATGGTAAATGTGTATGTCCCTCATAATGAAATTGTGCATATGCTGGCAAGTCTACACCATCCCAATTAGCATTTGGTATAACAGTTAAATCTTTTTGTGGTTCTCTCATACCTGTAGATATTGGTTCTCCGTAATCATCCCATGTCCATATACCACTTACTTCTTTATAATCTGTTTTATTTTCATAACAATCTACCAAATCATTTATAATTAACTCACCCTCAGTATCACAAGAAACTTTAATCCAATATCTATCTGGTTCTCCCTCAGGTGTAGATTGTCTCAAACCACCTTTAGGTGCATTCCAACAATAAGCACCACCATAAAAAATATGTATTTTTGGATTTTTATTATACAATCGTTTAGCAATATAATCTGTTACTACAATGTTTGAGAAGTAAGTTGTAAATGTAACAATATCAAACTGTGCCATTTCTTCTATCAACGTATCCCAATACTCTTTATAAGCAGGAAGAATTCTATCTTCAAAAGAATGATCATTAGTCCAAAAGAAATGACCAGTTGGTGCCCACAATTCTTCTTGTGAATCTTGGTCTACGTGTATAGCAGATAGTAAGTTAACATGAAATTGTTTTACTTTTCTACCTTTGGTTTTTAAAGCACCAGCTAATAAACCAAGACTTAGTGGTGGTGTTTCTAAAGACCAAGCGGGACACATTACTACTGCTACTTTAGCTTTCATTTATCTCTTCTTTTTTTATTATTCTAAACTCTTCATTTTTTCTTGTTTTAGGTATTATAACATCCGTTCCACAAGTACAATGATTTTTAGGACATATAACAGGACTTCCTATATGATTTAAATCTTCTACTTTCCAAGTATTAATATTACTAAATATATCACTAACACCACAACTACCAGCGCTAACATCACCTCTTGGACTTATAAAAATTGCATCATTTAAATAACAAGTCCATCCTTGAAAATTAGTTAATTTTTCTGCTGATAATCTATTAGAATTTACAGGTCTGACTTTACCATCGTTCCAAACCTCTAAACTATAAGCAGGTTTGAACTTTCTTCTTTCATTTACCTTTCCCCATTTCCTCATATAACCATCTGTCTCCTTAAAAAAGTCATTTTTCCAATCTTCATCATAATCCCACATCTCTGCACTTGTAGATAAATCTTTTAATAATGGGACCCATTCTACAACACAATTATCCATTTCGTCATAAATCTTTTTACCAATATCAATACATTCTTGAAATCTACTCTCTTCCATCATAATTCTCAATGCTAAATAATTCATTTTATCTTGTAAAAATTTAGCATTCTTAATATATTTATCATACTTAATATATTCAATATGATAACTTGCTACAACATCTTGAAAGTAATAATAATTATCTAACCACCAATTTAAAGGGTTACTTAAATTTGTATTAATAGCTAAAAGTGGTGTATTACATTTTTCGTGTAAAAATTTTGCTATTGGTATAAGTGGTTTCCAATAAGTTGGTTCACCTCCTGAAAAAAAGAACTTAAATGATTCATAACCAAGTGATTGATATTTTGATATCATAATATCTAAAAATTCTATATACTTGTCTGTATCTTTATTTAAATTATTGCCACCCCAATTACCCTCATTACAATAAGAGCATCTAAAGTTACACCAATCATTAACTTGCCAAGTAACATTCATATACTTGTTTTCACCTGGTAATATTTTTAATAACTCAGTCATCTATCCACCAATTAGGTGTTTGTAAATGTAAATCAAGACTTCTTTCGTACTCTTCCTTTAAATCTTCAAATTCTAAAAAGGTATCAAAAAAACTATGTCCTCTAACCTTATCCATAAAGTTTGTGTATTGATAAAACATATATCTCTGATTTTCTTCTGTTTGTTCTACACCTTGACAATATTTTCCGTAACTACCATGTGCTTCCCAATTACTTTCTAAGTAAGAAATAATTTTATTAGCTGCACCATGTAAATCTAAATATTTATTATCATATGTAGAATAATCATAAAATTCTCTATAACGTTCTGCAGCAACTCCTCTATAACTCCAGGGAATTACTGTTGCTCTTAAATGTAATGGTTGATCTATTATTATAGGCCAAAATGCTACTTCCCTTTTTAACTCTAAACGATTTAACCATCTCATTATTTTATAAGTTTCAAACATATTATATACCTGAAATACATTATATATCTGAATCCTTACTTTATTTGGTAGTTGTATTAATTTTTTAAAATTAGTTTCTATATCTTTCCATACTGAACCATATCTTATATATTCTTGTGAAGTTTTATAACCATCAATACTAACCTGAACCTCACTCTTATCAAAGAAAGATAATTTATCATATAAATTCATATTCCAAGTTGTAAGGTTAGTAGTAAATGATACATGACATTCTTTATTACCTATTTCAATTAAATGATTTATCATATCATCATTTGCTTTTATTATACTTGGTTCACCACCTGTTACATACAATCTTTTTAATGTTGGTGCTATCTTCTTAAAGTTATCTAAGAACTTTGGATTCTCATGCCACATCATATTAATTTTTGATATTTCATATTCTGATGGATACCACATATCATATAACCAACTTGGCATAGAAGTTCCATACTTCTTAACTATATCTAATCGTTCAGCATTAATCCTACTACTACTATATCCCCAACACATTGTACATTTGAGATTACAATGATTACCTAATCTAAGTTCTAAACTATTTAATGTATCTTTAATAAATCCATCGTCATCCATCATCTTTATATTATTCTCTATGATATCTTTCATATGAGAATATACACCATCATCACTCATATAACTTTTTATACTGTCTAATCTTGTACTTGTTGGTGCGTCATGACCACCATATGTCTTTTCTAAATTTTCAACATTCCAACATACATTACATTCTTGTATTTGTTCTCCATTTAAAAGTTTTTTTCTAATATCTCTCATGTGTTTAGAATTCCAAACTTCATCTATATCATCAGTAGCTACATTAAATGTAGAACCATCATCTTTCTTTAAATGTAAGTTTTCATTTTGAGCACAACATATCTTCATAGAACCATCAGTATTATTATTTAGGTTCATAAAAGGAAACGGACAAAATGTTTTTGATTTAATGTTCATAATCTCTAAAAAATTCAAGTTCAGGAGCTACTTGGTATAAAGACTCTCCTCTTAGTTTATCTAATGGTGTATTCCTATCTATAAAATCAGGTACAAGATTTTCATAATTCTCTTGTTGTAAGAAATCAAGAACTGATTCAAATCCTCTTTTTGCAGCACCATCTCCAAAGTTATCATCAATCCATTTTATATGATCTGTATATTTGTTAATAAATTTCTTTCTTTCTTTTGGTGGTATAATCTGTATTCTATATTCTGTAGGATAAGTCAATATATTCATTCTAACATTTTGTGGTTCTAATAATCCTTTATCAATCCATTCTTTATGAAAGTCTGGTAAATGATATACATTCATAATACTGACTGTAGGTGTTATTTCAAAGTATACATCAGGACATTCTTTTATCATTCGTCTACGATTCTCTTCTATTACATCCCAATTAGTTCCTGCCCTAATCAACTCACCTCTTGCACCCATAGCATCAAGACTTGCAGCTATTCTTACATCTTTAAAACTATTCCAATACTCTAATATAGATTTCTTTTTAAAATAAAGATTACTAAAGTTAGTTGTATATCTAAGTCTTACATCAATATCATTCTCAATCCAAAAATCTAATATCTTGTAATGTTCTTCTGTAATAATTGGTTCACCACCTGCCCAACATGCTTCCTCTACTGTCAATAACAATGGTTGTAAATCATCCCAAAATTTTTTATTCTCTAAGATATTCATCATCTTTGGGTCTTCGGGTGTATAACCATATAATTTTACGTGTTCTTCATACCAAGCACTACTTAATTCTGGTCCACAAGTTCTACATCTAAAATTACAAATATTAGAAACTCTAATATCCATATAACCCATATTTAATTCTTCTACAGTTCCATCAACTTGTGTAGTCTCTACTCTATCCCAATGTTTTCCATAATATTGATTAACCATATTTCTTAATGTAAATACATTAGACTTTTCCATCTCATAACATCTACTACATTCTTTAGTCTCATCGTCATTTAACATATTCTTTCTAAGTTGTCTATACTTTTCGTTATTCCAAATCTCTGCTAAACTATTATCATTTAAATTACCATATTCAACTGTACTATCCGACATACAACAAGGAAATGCTTTACCACTTGGCCACACGTGTGTGTGTATCCAGGGCATCATACAGAATACTTTTGATTCTTTAAGTTTTAATATTTTATCTCTAATACTCATTATTTGTATATAAAAGGATCTCTCTTTTTCAATTCTTTAATCTTTTTTCTATATCTTATTTCTAATCGTATTTTAGAAACTAATTTTTTAATCCACTTTATCATTTTGTTTTCTCCTTAACATTTCAGCTCTTCTTTGTTCTAATCGAATAGCTCTTTGTGTTTTAGTAGTGCTTTGTCTACAACTATTATAAAATTCTTCATACTCAGGAAATGCTTTCAAAAAATCTGTATCTCTTCTCTTATCATGTTCAGTAAAGAAATTATAAAAATCACTTCTTCCTTTTCTAAGATAATCCTCACTAACTTCTGCTGATTTAAAATAATCTACAACTCTTCTAAACTTTTCTACTTCTAATGTTTTAAATTTAGTATTATCTTCATCATTCTGAAAATTCATCATAAACTCTAAGTGTCTATTCATATAATGAGTAAAATCTTCTTTAGGTAAAATATTCATATCATAGTGTGGTGGTTCTTTTAAATATGGTGTATCCATCTGTATTCTCTGAAGTGGTATTGGTTGATTTATATTACCACGTTCTTTTGCACCTTTATCGTTATACTTTTCTCTCCACTTTAATATCTGCTCTAATAATGAATCAAAATTAGAAACACATAAATTATTAAAAGTAATCATTAATGATAATTTAGAATCTTTAATTTCAGTTAAATACTTATCAAAATTTCTCTTAAATAATTCTATATCTAAACCATTTCTTATATATTCAGCTTTATCTTTATCCCAAGTATCTATAGAAGTAAATAGTTTAAACTCTTTTACTTTTTTCTCCTCTATAATTGGTTTTAACTTTTCTATAAACCTATCAAAGAGTTTTGGATTTGCACCAAGATTAGAATTTATGTTTAACTCAAGATTTGGCATAGGGTTCTTATTAATCTCATCTAATAATCTATATGTACTACCATGTATTGTTGGTTCACCACCTGTAATCCTTAATATATTTAATGTCTTAGAAACTTCTGGCCACCACTTCCACCATGCTTCAATATATGGATTATCTTCTTCTGATTCATATAACTTGTCAATAAACCAATCTACATCATATGTGCCAGTATAATTCTTTGTATAAGGACCAAATTTTTTAATCTCATCTAAAAATCTTGAACTGTATCTTGGATGACAATAACCACATTTAAAGTTACAAGAATTTCCAAATGAAAGTTCAATGTATTCTGGATTAACATTCATATCCCAGGGGTTATTTATGATATCATCTAATCTACTTTTATCTCCCTCATGTATTGATAGTGTTCTTTGTTTTCTATCACTTATATAATCAGAACCCATAGATTCTACATTCCAACAATAAGTACATCCTGCAGGTTTCTCACCCTCTAACATCATCTTTCGTTCTAACTTCTTTTGTTTGGTATTGTGTAAAGCAGATGGATTGTCTTTCAACTCATCTAAAGGAATAACGTGTGGTTGTGGATGGTAACAGCTATGAGTCTCACCTAAATGTAGATAGATGGTAACATGATGCCATTTGGCAAGACAAAAAGTAGGACTTGTTCTTGCTTCTATCTGTGGTAAAATCTCTTTTATACGATCGTGTTCGTAATTACTCATCCACAAACCTCACATTAATCATTTTATGATTTTTATAAACTTCTTCAATATTATCTATTTTATATTTCATATTTTTTACACCATATTGATCATTATCAATATCAATTTTATTCTCTTGCATTTCTAATCTATATAATCTCTCATTTACTTGAGTAGTATCTTTTGCAAATGTATCACCTACTATACCCTCATCTTCGTGTGGTAAACATTTAAATCTACTAAATCTTCTATGTGGAACAACTGTAAATGGTATTTTGTCAATAACTTCTTGAGTTATACTAGCAGTATTTCCATTCCACAATTGACCATGATTTTCATAACCACTTTTATCAATAATAAATTTATAATCTTTAACAGTTTCAAAATCATAATCCAACACTACTTCGTCTCTATGATTTATTATCTTAAAATAAGCTAAACTACCATTAAATGTTTTATGATATTCATTATTGTCATCTCCTTTACCAAGAAACATATCAGAACCACCATATCTTTTAAGTGGTGTAAAATATTCTAATGGTGATTCTGTTCCTGTACCATGTCTTGTATCAGAATCTTCTCCGTTTATTTGTAATCTTATATGTTTCTTTCTATCGTCAACTTTAACATTAACTAATGTCCATTCATTAGGATATCTTTTAGCCCAACTATATAATATATCATTCTTCCAACTCCACATTGTATTGGATATTGCTCTTGCATTAGTATAACTAATTGTATGATCCCACCCTCTTCTACAAAAAATTGGATATTGTAAATGTTTATGATTATCATCCCCAATTAAATATTGATTATCATAATCATGTTGTGGTTTAACTAACATTTCAATTTCAAAATTTCTACTATTGAAATTATGTAATGATCTTGATGATGGTATTTTAACGTAACTATATCCTAAATTGAGAATACTTGTTACTCCTGGTCCTTTAAGATATCTATCATTTGTCATTCCTTTTAAATGACATCTCCAAAACAAATCATCGTCTTCCATTCCCCATCCCCAATAGTTGGCATGGTATCCATTTACTTTTTCAAATTGTTCTATAGTAAATAAAACAACACCACCAAAGTATTCTACATCTCTGAGATTATAATCCCATTGTGATAAGTAAGTTGCTATGTGAACTGGATTGTCTTTTGGATAACTATAGTCTGCACCATCTTCAGGTAACATATCTACATCATGAAATGCTACATAATCACAACCCTCTTCTTTAGCTGCTAGAAATGCAGCATTTTTTGTACCACTTCGATTGAATAATTTATCATCTACTTGATGACCAATAAAAATTTTGTGTTTTATATTCCTATCATTAAGAAATTTAGTTAGATAGGGAACTAATGTATCTAAATGTTTTTTTCTAACACCATCACCAGTATCTCTATAAGGAATGCAGACACCCAAATAATGTTCTGACATTACAACTCCACACTAATCAATGTAGTATTATCTGATAATTCCTTTTTATCTACAAACTTATATTTTAAAGTATTTAATCCGTCAATGTGCCAATCTTCTAAACCATTCTTTACTTTATTAAAAAATCTTGTTTGATTTCCTCTTGTCTCTGGATGTATCCAATGTAATCCGTCAGCTGCCCAAGCAGATTTCTTATGTTCTTGTGATGAAAAACCACCATATCTACGATGTGGTATACTCAAAAAAGTTCCCAACGATCCCACCTTTTGTCCTTTTTTAGCTCCAACTATATCACCACTATTAAACCAACCACTATTATCTAAAACTTGATTTCCTACAATATGTTTGAAATCATAATATAAAAGTAAATTATTAGAACTTACATACTCATCAAAACTATCAGTTAAACTTTTTATATAATTGTTATTATATAATGACTTAACTTCTTTCATATCTAAAGCACTATTCCAAATAGCAACCTCAGATATCTTTCCTTTAAAATTATAAGAGTATTCTTTATTATCTGAATGAGCACAACCTAAATAAATAAAATCTTCTTTTGTATAATCATATAACTTTTCTATCTTTTTAGAATCTACTATCTCACCATTTTGATAGAAAGTGAATCTATCTGCTTCTTTGTTATAAACCATAGTTAAATGATTAAAGTATTCTGTTTCTATATCTGTAAGGATTGCTTGTGATTTTAAATCAGAATCAAATATATCTGCTTTATATCTTCTATGACTTGTATAAGATAAACCACAATGATAACCAGGTATAGAAAAAACAAAATGTTCATCATATGGTATATCCTCTACTTGATGTTGTGTATCTGGTTTTAAACTAACTGTAACACTAAAGCTATTTTGAGTTAATTTTTTAAGTTCATCCGTAACAGTTATTTTTACATAATCGTCAAAACCATCAAAAATTAAAAAATCATAAAGGTTTTGATTTTTCACACCAAAAAACTTATTATCTATTGGTAATCCTGCTTCTTTACATCTAAACAATAAGTCATCATCCTCAAATCCCCATCCCCAATAGTTATTTGATCTACCATTTACTAATTCATATTGATCTCTTGTAAATAAAGTTACACCACCAAAGTAATCAGCAAATTGTAATTGATAATCGTATTCACTTGTATAACCAGCAAGATGTATTGGATAGTGTTCAGGATAAGAATAGTCAACATCTTTTTCTGGCAATAAGTCAACATCATGAAATGCATAATGAGTAAAATCCCAATCAGAACATTTATGGTCTCTCCATTTCCTACGAAAAGATTTAGCTAAACTATAACTTGTTCTTGTTCTTAACTCAGAATCAAAGTTTTGTCTATTAGATGGATATTCTTTTCTTATAGTTGAAGCGAAACCAATATTTAATAACTTACCCTGATTAAATGATTTGTTATCTGATTGTTCTACTACAAAAATATGATAATCTGTATCTTTATCAGAAAAAAACTTATCTATATGCTTGATAAATCTATCAAGTTGTTTTTTTCTATTCCGATACGGAACTATTATCGCTAGCTTCGACTTTTTCATTTCTTCTTGGTGGTCTATTTGGATTACCCTCAACTTGCGCTTTTAATAGATTGTAAAATTCATAATAATACCACTCTATTCTTTCTTGATGTTGAACTAAATCAAGTTCAAGTAATGTATCTTCCATTGTTTGTAAAGATGTAGCAATACTTTCAAGAGATTTTACTAATCTATCTATTTGTTGTTCTTCCATAAGAACTCCTATGTTATTATTTCTAACCATTCATGGTTTGTTTCATATTCTTTTCTACTACCAAGTTTGTAGTCTAAATTATTTAAACCTATATCATCTATATCTATTGTACCTAACCTAACTTCACCAAAAAATATATCCCCATTTTGTAATATATCTGGATCATATGATTTTAATTGTGTAAGAATATGTTCTTTATAATTTAATTCTTTTCCATCATCTAAAGTTTTATATACACCAAATCTTCGCATAGGTACTTTTATTTCATTCCCTAATATTATTTCTTCTTTATCGTGAGTTATAAATTTGTTACCAACCATTTTAGCTTTATTACCTATTAGAGCTAATCTCTCTGTACTACCAAAGGGAAATTTATCAGTATTCCAATCTCTATACTTATTTTTACCACTTCTATCAGCTTTTTGTTTTGCTATATATTGATTAGGATTTTTAGTATTGGTAGTAAAAACTCCATTGTTTTCATTTCGTGTTTCATCTAATATGAAACTTCCGTAACCTTTATCACATCTATAAAATAATAATGGATTATATCTTAAATCTTCTATCTTATCCACATATAATGTTCTAACATCTTCTAAATTTAAATTAGTATTCCAAAAAGAAATTTCACTAATATCACCTGTAAAACAATGTTCTTTTTCTGAATCTGAACCAATATAAAACCATTCATCTTTAAAATCTTCTAATGTAGTTATTTTTTTAATATCAATTAAAGAACCATTTATATATGCTTTAAACTCTTTACTATCTTTATCATATACCATACATAAATGATACCATTCATTTGGTATTCTATAATCTTCTATTACATAAGCATTATTTTTATCATCCCAAAGAGTAAATTTAAACTTATCTTCTGGAGTATAAGTTATACCAAATCCTATAGGTGGCCTTGTAAAAATAAATTGTTCATAATCATTATGTTTTGGGTTTACCCATATAGAAAAAGAAAAACTTTTACTTGTTAAACCATTTATAGAATCTGAAGTTTCTATTTCTATACAAGTATTTCTTTCAAGAGTAATTTTATTTAAATCTTTTCTTATATAATTGTTATGTAAATAAATTTGCTCAAATGAATATCTTGAATTTTTTGATACTGATGAAATATCTATAAAGTTTTCTAATGGTAATTCTTTCTCAACCATTCTATGCAACAAATCATTATCTTCATATCCCCAACCCCAATATTCATCAGAAAATCCATTGATTTGTTCAAAGTGTTCTTTATTGATTAAGAATACTCCACTAATAAACTCTTCGTATGGAATATATTGATCATCTACAATTGAAGCTAAATGAGTTGGTTCATCAGTATAGGAATAATCACACTCATCTGTCATAGGTAATAGGTTAACATCGTGAAAGCAGAAGTAATCAAAATCATCTTTAATTACATCAAAAACTGAATTAAACAATTGACCTCTATTAAAAGGTCTATCGTCTCTTTGTTCTGCTACGATAATTTGATAATCGATTCCTTTATTTTCTAAAAAGGAATCCATATGTGGTATGAAAATGTCTAATTGTTTACGTCTATCACGATACGGAACAATTATTGCTAATCTTTTATCCATTAAAACCTACTTTTTGTCATATATAAATATATAATAAAATTACCAAAATAAATTATATTTAATTAAATTGCAGTTCCACCTACTCCTGGATCTTCAACGAATGTATGTGCTGAATCTGATACTGGTGCACTCTCACTACCTTTATTATGAACTAATACATTTTCTGCAAAATATGTGTTGTTACCATCCACATCTACATTTACAATTTCTATTTCTTCTTCTATTTCTTCTATAGTATCTATTGAAATTTCTTTCATATCTTTATCATGCATAATTTGACCAACTTTTAGATTACGAACATATTCCCAACACCAAAATTCTTTACTATCTTTTCCCTCTGTTTCTAAATAAAATCCCTCTGGAATTTTAACAAAAAATGGATGTTCACCTGTAACTTTTATTTCACCATTAATAAGAAAATAACTATCAGCAAAATCAAAGAACATATTAATTATTTTAGATGTAACCACTTCAGATTCACCTAACTCTGTAATACAATATTCAGCAAATGATACTTCACTTGCAATCATTGGATGTTCATCTTCTGTTTTTGCATTTGGCATTCTCATAGAAAGAAGTTCATCACCAATAGCTAATTCTTGTATTTCTCTTTGTGTTCCATCTGCTAATGTAAGTTTAGTATCTGGTGTAAAACAAGTAATAGCAACACTATTGTATGTATCTTCTACTTGAGTAACACCAACAATATATTTATTATAATTTGTTGCGTGATCATTAAATCCACTTGATACTCTATCGTCAACATATGCTGCTGACATAGATACTTTAAAATCTCTTGTATGTGCTGCTGAGAACTCAGGTCTTGTACCATCTCCATCACCTGGTACACCAGATGTTCTATTTGATATTGCACCTGCTGTAAACGAACCTGTATAATTTGGTTGTGTCGCTGAAGAAGTATTATAAACTGTACCAGCAGATCCTGATAATTGGATAGCGTGCCAAACAAAGTTATGATGCCAAGTTCCTATTCTTGAAAGAAATCGTGAACCTGCATCAGAAAATTCCATTTTAACTATTTCATTAGTTCCTTCATCATGAAATTTACTTTTTGAAAGTGCTGCGGTTACTGATGAAATAGAGAAATCCGACATTTTAAAATCATTGCCGCTAGTAGTACCACCAGCGTCTGCACGCAATTTTGAATCTGCTGTAGTATCACTACTAACATTTGCTGGATCTGTAGCTCTTCTCAGTTTTCCTAACGATAAATTTTGTCCTGAATCAGTTGCCATTAATTGTTCCTATATATAGTTTGTCATTTATAAATATCAAGAATTATATATTTCTAAATATTTGTTCACCCATTCTTTTTTATCCGTATACCTATCTAATTTATCTTTTAGATAATCAATGTAACCTTGTCTTTTATTTATGTCTAATTCACATATTTGTTTCCAACACTCTTCAAATTTTTCTTTTGTAGAAGCTCTAAATGGATATTCTATCTCATTTAACCAATCTTCTGATAATATAGGTATTTTACCATAATCAACTGCTTGAAATATACTATAACCAAATGGTTCGTATATGTGAGCTGAATGTGATATTCCCCAATCATCTCTTTGTAAAAAACTCTCTAATCTTTCCCACCTATATTGATATAACCTTGATTTATTAAATTTTAAATTTAATTTTTCTTTCCATTCTTTAAAATGATCTACTCTTGTAAAAAAATAAGATGGAATGTCTTCTAAAAAATGAGGTGCTTTTCTTGTTTCCATTCTTGAACAAAAACCAACTCTATTACTTTCTACTGCTTTACTATCTCCTTTAAACTCATAAAAATTTGGTATGTCTATAATATCATAATCTTTATGATAAGTGGTATCACTTAAACCTATCCATATAGTCTTTTTAGCTATATCTAACATTTCTTTTTCCCAACTATCATCTGCTGAAAAATGTTTTAACCAAGATAAACCCAAATCTTTATGTGCTCTTAATGATTTATAAAGAGAGCAATGCATCACATTAGATTCTATCTTATCTGCATTATCTAATATAACCTTTGTTGGTTCATAATAACTATGAAGTATATGAATCTTTTCTGCACCATTAAGTATTGTATAAAAATCTGGATGATTTCTATAAATTGCTTCTACACAAATCGTACTATATGGAAAATGCTTTATATCTTTATCTGTATTTAATCTATTTCTATCTATTAATAGAAAAAAAGGTTTATTTAATTTAGGTGCTATTTCTTTAATCCAATAATTAACCCAAACATCAGAACCACCACCTATATTAGAAGCTCCGCCTGTACTATAATAAACATCATATTCTTTTAATGATATTGTTCCTGCAATTAATTTTATTGACGACATAAGTAACCGTTTGCAAAATATGTGTGTATATTTCTTAAACCAAGAGTTACTATTTCAAAATCACCATGCATTTTTTCTATTGTTGTAACTTCTTCTAATTCAAAATTTGAAGTAACCATTTTATCTCCTATTTCTACAGCTTGTGCTTGCCACCACTCAAATGTTTGAAGTTTATCTTTCCAAACAAATGCTGGATGTTTTTCTGTAGTATAATATTTTTCATTTATGTTCACATATCTACTGATAAAATCAAATGTTAATTGTTTTACCAAACCCACATCTTTTGTAAAACCATCTAAATTTTCTATACTATATTCTCTATAATTCTCTTCTGTCATATCAGGCATTACTGCTGAACACACTTCATCATCTATCAGTAAATCTTCAACTAACTTGATACTTCCATCTGCCATAAGTATTTCAGTTCCAACTAAAACACAAGAATTATATTTGTAACTATAAAACTCATTCATTCCATATGGTCCTGCAAGTAGATTAGCTCTTGAAGTACTTCCCTCTGTATTAGCTCTTGCTGAATATTCAGATGAAAGACCAGCTAAATCACTATTAGCAGTTTGGTCATTAAAATCCATCGCTTCACTTGTTTGTGTTGTCGTACCATCACCTGACATAATTTCATAATTAAGCATTCCAACAGATATTGTTCCTGAGCTTGGTAGTGTCATTTTATAATCCTAAACTGCCGCTAAACTCTCCCTGCATAGAAGATGATAGGTATAATTCATACATTTCTTCTTTTTGTGTATTATTCCACGAACCTGTAAATTCGGATAAAATATAATCTCTACCAAATTTAGATGATGTCTTTGGATAAACAGTATTCAAAGTTTCTATTGTTTGAAATAAATCTACATTACGAGATCCAGAATACCAATCTACTAACCAATCAGGATACCAACCATATGGTATTGATCCTGAATATTGCCTTTTAGCCATTTTGTAACTCCTTTATTTGTTTTTCTTGTTTGTTAACTTTATCTGTAAGTTCATTGACTGCATTAACTAAAACACCAACTAAATTTGAATATTTTAAAGAAAGTTCTCCATATTGAGGATCTTCTTCTACAAGTTCAGGTAAAACTTTTTGAACTTCTTGTGCTATCATACCTACTTGTCTTCCTACTGGATTATCTACTAAGCTTTTACCATATCTATCTGGCGCTATTTCTTCAGGCTTTTTCCAATCAAATCTAACACCTCTTAATTGATTTATTAAGTTTAATGAACCAGAAATAAATTCTATATTTTTCTTAGATCTTCTATCAGAATATGCTGTTATATTACTTGTAGCGTAAATTTCTCCAGTTACGTGTAATGCATAACTTGGATTTTTTATATTAATACCTACTCTATTTTCGTGAGTTGCACCAAATTTAGTTCTTGGATATGCTATAAAACAATAATCGTGATTAGTATTACTTGGTTCTGAAGCACTTCCTGTCCAAGCATTTCCTACAATAAGAGGTCCACCACGAAACATACCAGCACAATTATTTTCTTGCCAATCTGATCCATCTAAACCAATATCACCGCCAACACATTCACCAAGAACTCCAGCAACGTGTCCTCTATTTACAATACCAAAGACACCTACAGCTGCAGCACCACCAGCTCCTCTACTATTTGAACCAATTACTGAAGCATTTACTTCATTGTCAGCTAAATTACCACCTAAATTAGAACTAATTCCCATTATACCTGCATCATATCTTCTAGGACCACAAGTTCCTTCTGCTCCACCTAGCCAAGTTCCACCAATACCATGAGCTGACGGATCTGAAGAACCACCACCGCCAGAATGAATATACCAATGTCTTAATCTACCAGGTGTTACATAAAGGTCATTTTCATAATCCACATTAATAGCCATATCTGTATCAGTACCAGCTATGATGTGGCATTTATTAGCTGTAGACCCATCACCAACTTGTGCAGTTCCATAAGATATAGTCAAACCTTCATCAATATCCGTTACATCATCAGCAATTACAATTTTTGAATTACCTTGATCTAATAAAACTTTATCTCCACCTGTAAGTGTGGTAGTACCTAATGTCCACCCACCTACTGTTCCTGATGTAGCTTTTAATACACCTGCATTTGTAACACTAAATTCAGCATCAGCGAAAGTTGAATCTCCCATTTGGATACCAGTTCCTGGTATTAAACCTATATAATCTGCATCTGATCCTGCAGATAATTTATCATTTGCTAAAGTCCATCCACCTATAGTTCCACTTGTTGATGTTATTGCACCACCACTACTTACTTGGAAAACACTATTAATGTTAAGTGAACCACCAGTAATAGTTATATTACTTGCAGTCATCGCACCATCTTTAGTAACTTGAAATGGTGCTGAACCCTGCGTTGCGTTTCCAATCCACATATCCCCATCAGTATCTACTCTGAAAATACTATTACTACTACCGATTGACAAACCACCACCCGTAATCGTTATATCACTTGCAGTAACTGCTCCATCTTTAGTAACTTGAAATGGTGCTGAACCCTGTGTAGCGTGTCCTATCCATAAATCTCCATCACTAGCTACTCTGAAAATACTATTACTACTTCCTACTGACAGTTCACCACCAGAAATTGTTATATTACTTGCTGTAACTGCTCCATCTTTAGTAACTTGAAATGGTGCTGAACCTTGAGTTGCGTGTCCTATCCATAAATCTCCATCAGTATCTACTCTCAAAATACTATTACTACTACCTATACTTAACGAACCACCAGTAATTGAACCATTAAAGGATGCTGCTCCACTTGCATCAATTGAAACATTACTACCTATTGTAATAGTTCCGTCTGCTGCAAGCGTCATTTTATTGGTGGTATTATTTCTTAAATTAATTGCACCACTTGTAATCTGAACATTTGATTTACTTGAACCAACTTCTCCAACAATTACTGCACCACTTGATAGTTGTATAGTATCAACATTATTTTCCCTTATAGTTATTCCACT